CGACCGACATTTTCTTCAGGATTGAACTCTTGGCGGAAGTCCCAACCTTGTTCAGGGAATTCTGCTTCCCCACGCTTCATCACCAGGACTTCACCAGGCTTGACGTCTTTAGAAAACTTCCAGTCAAAGGAGAGATCGGGGTTAAGAACTAATACCCTATGGTAGTCCAGACCTTCAGTTTCATAGCCACTTTTAGTGACAAGCTTGTACGTTTTTTCCTTAGGATTGACGGTTTTACCTTCGACCAGGTTGTAGCCTTCCTTAGAAAGAATTTTTTCACCGACTTCAACATCGATAATCTTCTTAAGCCCAGAGTCGGTAATGACTAAAGAATTTTCCTCTGAGCATTTAGAAGCAGCACGAGAAATGACTCCCAGAAAGTAGTCTGTGTTGAACATCCCTTTAATCAGCATGTGCTGGAAAGGGAACAACTTAACGCCTAACAGCAGGTTGGCAGCGAAGGTGGGGTCATTCCGTAGGAATTCCACCAACGACACCATTGCTTTTCTATCATCGAGATAACCTTTTAATGCCTCACATTCAGCGAGTACGTCCTTATGTTTTGGTCTATTCTGAGAGCCTTCTTCCCACATGCTAATTTTCGAGATAGTACTGGATGTCAACGCCCCAGACTTTGTCTCCTAGAGCTACCAGTTTTGGAATAAGTCTTTGACTGTTCGACCTATTGCCTGAGAATACAAACTGGCAACAGTCGTAGAAGTCATGCTGAAGCGTTCGCATGTTGTGGAGGACATAATCCAAGTTACAACGATGTGGCTTGAAGCGGTTGTTCCTCTCGAGGTCTTCAAACCACGCTTCAACAACGATAAACATAAACACTCCCAGTTCACGGCAACGAGTGAGTTCCCTACGGAATCTCTCATAACCACCAGAGAGAGTGCCCTTAAAATCACCCTCAGACTTTCTATCAACAAACGTATGAGTAAAAAACTCACCACCTGCTGTATAGTCGCCTGTATCAAGCTTTACCTCACGGCAATTATTGAAAGTCAATGGGCGTTGCTCACGAGTATCAATAAGAATTTCCACGTTGGAGTAGTCGTTATTGAACTCAGCTGGCATCCTGTTCTTAAAGAGGAGAGGAATCCCCACAATCTTGCACAACTCCCCATAGCTACCAAACATCTTGGTGATAAGCTTCAGAGAAGGAAGTTGAAGCGACTTCAGTTCCAGATACGTTGGAGCGTGGAGTAACTTCTTCTTTTCAATGCGGTTGCGGAAGATTTCAATGGTCAAATCACGAGCTTCCTTTGTATTCCACTTCGTGCGGAAGTAGTCATCTGCGTACTTGTCGCAGAAAAAGAAGGTAGAGAAGTATTCGTCGTAGTTTTTGTACTCAATGGTGAGTCCAGAGTATGGACACTTCCGAGGGTAGTACGCCACATAGTAATCTTTAACTAAAACACTATGTTCCGACTTAATGTGCTTATGAAGTTCTTTACGATCTTCAAATTCTCTATCGCAGATTTGACAACGCATCATATGGGTGTATTATAATACGTCTTCCTTCCTTAAGCCAAGGATTCGTGCGGTAAATTCATCCATTTCTGCGAATTCGTCCACCTCTTCGGCGACAACTTGTTTACGCTTCTTGGAGATAGCAATCATTTCACGCCTTGTTTTCTCGTCCTTCCAAGCCTCAACGATGTTGAGGATATTGACGTTTTCACGGTTTTGTTTTTTAAGACGTTCTTGGCGGTTACCTTGAAGTTCCTTAGTTAAATCTTTAATCGACTTAGAGCAGTCTTGGTAAGCCTTATCGAGCGTCTTAATGGAGTCCGAGAGGTTGCGTGAGTATTCTTGGTCTTCATCCAAGTTATCGATAAGCATATTAAGCTTAGTCTTTTGCGAGGATAAAGTTTCCAAGTAGGTAACGTTCTTGCAGAGAAGAATGTACAAGTTGACGTCTTCTGGCGTAAGGTCAGGTTTGTTCCAGGTTTGACGGACAAACTCTTGCTCGAAAATTTCTCGGTCAGTGGCGTCTGGATAACCATTCATCACCTTGACAAATCGAGCAGTCGCCATATTGCGAATCATCTTATCTATGCCAAGAGACTCATTACGAGTAAGCATCGACTCTTCGAGAGGCGAGCCTGTAGCGAGAACAACCTTTCTTACCGCTTGATTCTTCGTGCGAGAAGGACGGTATTCAAGCAAGAGACCACCTTCACGGACGGTTTTAGGGTCAATACGATTCTTGCGTAAGACGTAGAGAATTCGACGGCAAGCTCTACCTAATGGCGCATAGTACTTATTGTCCTCACCAGGGAAAACAAGCTTTGCAATGGTCACGATAGACGACCCAGACTGAGCTTCTTCAACAATCAAAGATTCTTGCTCTGGAGTAAAGTCGTAGTAGTCCTTCTCATCATCAGAGATAGACTCAAGGAGCGTGCGGTTTTCAATCGGCTTAACGTCATTACGGTCAATGAGGTAACGCTTGATTGCACGGACTTCTTCATCAGAATTCAGCAATGACGAGTCGTCAAAAACAAATTGCGCAAGTTCGCACACGTCAAAGACGTCGGAAATGCTAGCGTCAATGAGGTTTTTTTGAGCTTGTGTTAGCTCGACACGTTCATCACTACCGAACGCCTTTTTGAAAGCAGCAAGTTGGCTAATAGCCACGCCCAGACCTGCGCCCGACTTTGGCGCATCCTGTTCAGGTTGTACCTTACGAGGTCTTCCTGGACCTCTCTTAGGACCAGGATTCAAAGGTTTGGGCTTTCGTGGGCGTCCTGGCCCTCTTTTTTTAGGAGGTTCTTCAGACATATTAGTTTTCTCCTATGTTGTTTGGAAAGCTCCTCAAGACTTCAATGCCGATCGGTTTGATAGCACGACGACGTTCTCTCAAGTTGGTAAGAGTGATAATCACGTCGTATTTATCTTGAATCTTGGCAATGATTTCCTTTTCAGGAGTTGCCGTTACAAAAGTCTCATAAAGAATGAACACATCAATGGGGTCGTACGTCTTGTACATGTACTCGAAGTACTCATCCATGATGATTGCATCCATGCCTTCTTGCTCAATGGCAGGAGAGAGTTCTTCTTCTCTACCAGTCAATGAGTTAGAAATGCGCAAGTCTAAAGCGGCACGCTTTGTATCCATCCACTTCTTGTAGAGCGGACATTCACGTGATACTCGACCATCGTGGTTTTTCTCACAGTTCTCATCACCATCAAAAAATTCACAACGCAAGCAAGGGCGAGCAAAGTTTGTCCAGTTGTTGCGGATAATGTTGCGGATTTGGTTGATAGTAATGACATTAACCCATGGCTCCAACTTCTTGGTTGGGTCCCAGAGATGCCACTTTTTGAAAATGTGAAGTCGTATAATTTGTTGGACGTCTTCCCAGTCCATCCATAACAAACCGTTGAGATGATATCTCTTGTAGTTTTTTTGGATAACAGCGTCGATTCTCGGGAAACACTCTTCGTACGTTGGGCGTTTAGGAGAATTGGGTTGTGGGGCAGAGGGCTTCGTCATAGATGAATTATTCGACCGATGCCCTCCCCTGCGTCCGAGACTTCAACGTTCAATTTGGAAGCAAGCGCATGAATCTTGCTTGAGGACATGTGGATATTGTTATCCACGACAAGGGAATCTTCTTCGATACCTTCTTGTTGATTGCGCTTTTTGGCAAGCATCTCTTGATATGGGTTACGAGATGCAGTAGCAGTTTCTGCGGTTGCATTTTCTTGAGATGCGCCACAGGAGCTACAGAATTTTGGCTTAGAGTACGTATACTCCATCTTATTGCCACATTTTCTACAGTAATGAACTCCCATCTCTTAGAAAAGAATTGCTTTGAGTGTTATGCTCCCCGAAAGGAATCCGCCTTCTTCCATAGAAAGGCTTTGTTGTTGAACGACCATTTCCATTTTGCCGTCTTCGTTGAGAATGGTTGGGTCAGACAGAATGTCAGCAATCCCGAAACACCGTTCTCCAGTCAGAGTGTTAATGGTAAAGTCCACTGAAATGTTTGTGTTAGAGACGTCGTATTGAACAAACTTGCCGATGCCACCTAGCTTCAAATCTACAGTCAATTCACAGTTTTGTAGCGTATCCCTCATAGGGATAGTACTACCAGGTGAGTAGTAGATTTGGCGTTGCCCTGCAATGGACACATTAGCTTCAAGGACAGGCAGTTCGTTGCCTTCTTCATCGACAGCCTTAAACGTTGACTTAGCACCGTTGGCGAGGTCAAAAGAAGCAGAGTTAATCTCTGTAGAAGGAATCAACCCTTCTGATTGGACGTCACAGCAAGTCACCTGCATTGCGAGAATCACAGGCGTAAATGGTGAAACAGAAAATTGCACAGAGTCCACGTAGCAGTAGTTGAACTCTGAATCACCGACGGTCATCGAGAAACCGTCTTCATTTTGTACGCACTTGGCTAAGAAAAGATACGTATCCAACGTGTTGTCCACGTACAGGTTCATGGTCACCTGCGTTGTGAGATTGCCAGTTGGGGTATAGTTCTTCGACTTTACCTTTTTACCGAGCAAGCGGTATTGGTTGATTTGAGCGGCGTTGCTCAATTGGAAGTCCTTCGCTAGAACGAATTTCTTCTCTTCATCCACAATAATGTGAATGGGGACGTCTATGTATCTTTCAAAAGCCATGGCGTATCAGAAAATACCCTCCCGTATGCGGAGAGCCACCAACCAAACCATCTTGAGAAACTTGAGTCCGGAACTCAACTTTCTCGGCTATTGGGTTTTCCGGGGAGGGCTATAAAAATTTTTACACAAAACCCAGAACTTACGTTCTCGGAGGTACTCAAAAACCCAAGACTTCTAATATGTAATCAGCGCATTGTGAAACAGTCTTTCCATCCACACAAACAACAAAATCATGCTCTCCTTTCTCGTAAGGCATAGCTTTACCAGATTTATATAAGCCTTTAGCGTCTCGTTCTTCAACGCCACTTTGCTCGATGAGAAAATCTATTACATTATGGCGTCTTTTTAATTCAAGCCGAGGCTCAAGGAGTGGCGCAATGATAGTTATTACAACCAAACTGCTCCCCATTGATTCTCTGAATCTTGCGTACTTGCCAACTCGTCGGCATCTTTCTGCAATATCCTCTTTTGTAAAGCCTAAGTCTTTATCGACCGTCGCTCTTAAATCATCCCCATCCAACAAGCAAGAATTCTCAACTCTTTCACAAATTGCCTTGCCGAGAGTTGTCTTACCTGAGCCAGATTTGCCTGTGAGTAGTATAATCATTTTGGTTTTTATATTTTTCGTAAAGAATGACGTCGTCTTTGTATACAGAGGCTATTCTCTGCCTCTCTCGCTTCGTCACGTAACAAAGAACGTTGGACGTGTTGTTATAAAAATTTTGAGGGTTAATGCCGAGAGACTTTAGCCACTCAATGTCGTAGCGGATGTCACGAAGCTTCGTGTTCTCGTCGTGCAGTCCGTACGTGTTAATGATGTATTGCTGTGGGGCTAAGTGATTATTGAGAATTTCATTACATGCCGACGAATTAAGCGCAGGCAATTTTTCCTCCACTTCATCAAGAATTTCGTCGATACTCATGCGCCTAACCTCTTCAGGAGATCGGCTAAAATTTTTACATAAGCTTTGAAGGCACTCGCAGTCACCACCACGAACGACTTTATCTTTGTAGAATGAGATAAACCTCTCTACTGGGTCACGGACAAGGATATCGTGAGTATAAAAGTTGCATCCCTCCAACTTTTCCATAACAGGTTGGTTGTCTGAAGAAACAGACCGTCTCATCAAACTCCAACCGCACTTGTATATTGCGAGTACGCACTCCCCTGTCTTCTTGCTAAAAAAGAACAAAACCAACCTCCTAACCTCAGTTTATGGAAAAGGAATCTCTCCGTAATCTACTTGCCTTTTGTATTTCTCGTACAGAGCCACGTCATCGGCATAGAGGTATTTAATTCTAGCTTCTTGGGCTTCTGTTAAAGGGAATCTAATTCCCTCGGTGTTGTTGAATCTAATACAAGTGTTTATTCCTAGCTCTGAAAGCCAAGCCTTGTCATGGCGAATATCTCGAAGCCTAGTAGACATATCGACGTCGGCGTATTCTTTGACTTGGTATGATTGAGGCTGAAGATGTTCATTGAGAACTCCTTTATATAGCTTAGTTGAGCCATATCTTAGCTTAGGGATAGAATCTTCTACTCTATCCAAGATGTCGTCGATGCTCATCAAACAGACCTCTTCAGGCTGAATACCAAAGCTAGCAGCTATTGCTTTGACTTCATGAGAGCCAGCATATTTCTTCCCTTGGCGGACAAATTTGTCCCTAATACAAGACTTGAATCTTGCAACAGGCTCACGAACAAGGATGCCGTGACAATAGAAAATTTCTTGGCGGAACGGCAATTCTCTCAAGCAAGGAGAGCCATCTTGATTCCTCGACCGCTTTGAAAGACTCCACCCACATTTAGGAATTGCTAAGATATACTCCCCTGTGACTTTAGAGAAAAAGATTGAACTCATCAATCGTCCACGCCAGCGTGTTGGTAGATAGTGATTTTACCGTCAAGTTTGCCCTTATCAGGCACGTTCAAACTTACTGTACCTGTGATAGTTCTAGTGGTTGGCGCAGGATTCTTGCCTACAGTAATTCTGAAGACGTGCTTGTAATAGCTACCCTCTAAATCCACAGAATAGAGAGATGCCGTCGTATCAGCTTTATCAAAGGTCACAGACACGCCATTATCCAGGTTACTGAAGACATAAAAGGTAAGATTTTTCCCATAACGAGGAGCTGTAAAATTCTCTACGTTAAACTTAATATACCCCTTTAAGTCCGCAATATCCATATCGCCTTCAGTCGGGTCTTTGACTACTCCGATTTTGTCGTAGAGATATTTTTCCATGATGCTAGAATTTACACCGAGAATTCATCAATCATGAATGACAAAACCGCTAAAAACAGCCTTTTTATCAAACGTAATTGATAAAACTACGCAAGGCATCTCCTAATAGCAGAGTCCGACAGGGAAATTTCCTTCCAAACAGCTTTACCTTCAGACTTACTACCTTCAGCAGAAAGCTTGAACGCCTCCTCAAACAACCACATAAATTCGGTTACGCTAGAAACAATAGCTCTCTGAATAAGCACGTGAGTTAGAGACTCTCTAAAAGAGTCAGGAGCTTTCGTAGAATATATCTTATCGACTACGCTATCCAAGCCAACACAAACTCGTTCGTCAGAAAGGTAGACATCTCCATACGAGTACACAGCAATAACGCCAGGCGTATAATCAACAGGAGCTTGTCTAAAGAACTCAAGCCTCTCCTTTGCGCTACCGTATTTCTCAAAAAACGGTATATACTCAGGGTCATCTTTGACGTTGAGGTAGGACTGGATTTTGTCTTTGTAGACACTCTTGAAATTCCTATCTTTGAAGCTTTCGCCAAATTGACACATCAACCCGAAGTGAATTTTTTGGTTGAACTTAGGATTGCGGATAAAGCGGTTTGCCATCTCGATTGCGGCGACGCTATTCTTGCAGAACCCCATAAACACAACCGTCTCAAGCTTAGGCAAAGAACTAAAAATTTCAGCTATCTTTTCTTCGATAACGTCGAGCATGAGCAATGACTCCCATTTCACGTAGGAAACATTGACGACATCGAAAAGCTCTGCCGATAACGTAAACCAGTCAGTGAGAAAAACAACTAACTGCTTACAATCTCCGTGGTAGTTTTTGCCTATAGCTAGATTCATATGAAAAGCCTATAGTGTTGTTTGGTGACTTCGCCTCCTTCAGTGATGCGGAAGGCTTCATCAAACATTTCAGAGAATTTGTTTGTCCTCTCCAACAAATTGATGTGTACGTGCCGATGAGCAAATCTCTCCTCTAAATCACCAGGAGCTTTGAGAGACCACCATTCATCAAGGAGATAAGAAATTTTGTTGTTATTCTCTACGTCGTATGTGTTGCTAGCGTTGAAAGAATAACAATTGATAATGGCAGGATGATAGCCAGGGTCTATTTTTCTAATCCGAGCAATTGCCTGTTCAGTATTGCCATATTTAGCAAGGAGACTCTTGTAAGGCTCTTTAGAGATAGTATCCATGTAGGTGCTAATTTTAGGCAAAGCAGGGTGCAAAGAACAAGTAGCCGAAAGGTCGTAGGTAATCATGCCAACAAACCCGAATCGAAGTTTCCCACGGTACTTCTCATTGCTTAAAAGCCTATTTGTGAGTTCGAGTCCTGCGACGCTATCCTTGCACATGCCCAAAACAATAACTGTTCTAAGTTTTGGCATTGTCTTAAAAGCTTGATCGATGATATCCTCTACCTCATCAAGCATAATGAGGATGTCATACATATCGAACTTAAACCTCAGAACATCGTACTTAGACTCAAAAAGAGGGTGGGAATAGCTAGTCAAAAAAACGACCAACTGCTCAGTTCGCCAGTCGTAGTCTTTTGTGATTTGAAGATTCACTTTCTTAGAGTTTAAGGGCTAAAAGTCTATCTTTGCCCCAGTCAAGAGTTGAAACAGGGTCAGTACCACAATTACTCATAATCGCCCGAATTGGACAGATAACTCGGTCGCTTTGAGCGGCGTCTCCCAAGAATATTGCCCATTCAGAGAATGTACTAACCGACGGAACAAAATACTTGTGAGATGCCATTTTGAAGAACGTCGCCAGATCGTCTTCGACAACAAGCTCAAACTGGAAACAACCTTTGTATGGCGTATAGTCATTAGAGCTTTCAAGAGCCTTTTCCCATCGGTCGGGGCTTTCTGTATAAACCTTAACCTTTCTAGGCATATCGTGCTTATAGCACCAGGTGAGAATTTTTCCCAAAGACGAGCCAGTAAAGATAAGATGCCCCATGTTATAGAACTCATAGTCGCCACAGCGAAAATGTAGACCGAGCGTCTCTGTATCTACAGTATGAGGAACAAGGATAGAAAAGATGTTCCACAAGTCCTCCTTGTATTTTTGCATTATAGTTGCAGGAGGACCATTCCACCCAGAAATTCTAATATCCGTATCAGAAGCCCCAGCCCAGTCTATAAAAGCGTCATATTGACAAGGGTCAAACCACCAGTGATGGACAGGTTTATCCCAGTCAAATGTGCCGATAGGGAAGTTGTCATGGATAATTCTGCGGATGTAAGCGTCGTGAACTCTTGAATGAGAACCGTTTAACTGCCCTTCTTCAAAAAAGCACCGAAAGCCAAGCTCCTTGCTTAAACAATACAATGCCGAAATTTCGTAGAGTTGGTTGCCTAACCCTGCAAAAGTGCCTCTTCCTATTCTTCTCATGGTCATAGGATTTTACACGGCTTGCCGTGTAAGATAGAAAGAAACCATGATTCTTGACAACGATAACCAAAACCCAGAAATCCAAGTTTTTGAAATCCACCGAGCGGTGACGAAGCTCTACGCAACGATCGAGAACAGAAAACTTATCACCAAGCTATCCTCCCACGTAACCAAAATCGAAGACGCCGACGAGAAAGGAAAATTTTCCAGAATAACCGAGGACACCCTATGCGCAGTTGACGAGCTGAAAGATTTGATGGTACTGTTGAAAAAAATCTCCGACAGAACCAAGCCGTCGATTGGCGAATTATGAACCCCAAAAAATCCCCACTTGTAGAAGAGTTAGAAGAGAGCAACCGATTGGTTGTCGTTTTAGTTAGAATCTTTATTTTATTCCTATTTTTCTGCTCTGGAATCGGAGTAGGTTTGCTGATAGTCCTAAGTATTTTCACTTGGAAGAACGGACTATAGGCTATCTGTGTAATCATGTAGAGAGAAAACCCTTACGTATGTTTAGTTCCACCAAAAAGCCAAAAGTCTTGTACTCTTTCACGGTAGAAGAGCCAACGACCAAGGAAGTACGTATCGAAGAAGTCGATCCTGCAACAGGCGACAAAATCACACGTACCAAGATGCAAGATGCCGTCAACTTGATTGAAGTGCAATTTTTGCGTCCGACACGTAGCGACATTGAAGAGTCCGAACGTCATTATGCTCGAAAGATGTCACAGTGCCTAGAAGACGGCATTATGACAAAGCAGATGATTTACAAGAAGTATTGCGATACAGGTGGTCTTTACACCGACGAAATTTTCAAGGAACTCGCCTCACTCTACGAACGCTACCGAGAAATTCCTAACCGCTTCCAGTACCTCGCCTTCGTCCTCAAGGACAAGACGCCAGAAACAATGACGGAAGAAGAAAAGGAATACTACGAAGAACTCCAAGCTCTCACAAAGGAATTCGGCGACACAACCCTCCGTATTAAGGAAATTGAAACCGAGTACGAATCTTTGTTCCGTAGTACAGCCGACAACATGGCGGAAAACTACAAATTCCGTTACTTCATCATTAAGGGTACTCAATACCGCCTCGAAGGAGAAAAGCAATTCCAAGGTCTATACGACGTACCAGTAGACCCAGTCACCAAGAAGATGAGCTACGACGACCAAGTCGAACGCTTGTACGAATTGGAAGACTCAGGCGACCCCATCTACGACAAGATTGCCAAGAAGGCTCTCAAGGTCTATGGCCTGTTCTACTACCGCAAGGACTTGGAAACCCAGGAAGACTACCAACGTGAAGTAGAAATCTTGGAAGACAATGAAAAAGAAGATGCCGAAAACCAAAATTTTGCACAAGACTTCTACAACTCTAAGATTGAAGAAAAAGCTGAGCAAGCATCCGAAGAAGCTCCAGCAGAAGAACAACCAACTGTGGCTGAAGAACCTGACGCCCAACCAGTTGAAGAAACTGCGGATGAAGATGCTAAAAAGCCAGCTCCTGCGAAAAAGCCTTCTGCCAAGCGGACACCGAAGAAGACCACGGCTAAACCAAAGACGTCTACAAAGCCAGTGAAAAAGAACCGCATTGAAGAAGTGTGAGATGACACTCACATAGAATAAAACAACACATCACGTATCAGAGAAGGGCTTACTGGGCAACTAGTAAGCCCTTTTTCTGTAATCATTACAGGATGACAGAAGAAGAAGCCTCGGAACTTTTAAGGGAAATAGTCAACGGATACTCAAGAGTAGAGGTTTGTGGCGTGCCTTTATACGTATTGCACTACAAAGACTACGAAAAATCCATCGTCGTAGAACACGCCAAGGACTACATCAGAGAATACGTCGCTATGGGAATTCCCGACGAAAAAACCGCACTTGCAAAAGCTATCAAGCATGGAGCGTGGAGCGACAAAGAAGAAATTGCCCTCAAAGAACAAAAAGGCTTCGTCGAATCTCTCACCCTCACGAGAGACAAACTCATTTTGCCTTCCCAGAAAAAGAAGCAACAACGCCTAGTAGACAAGGAAACTATTAGGCTTAACCGTATGCAATCCGACCGACGAGAAGCACTTGGTCGGACCGCAGAAGACTTCGCTGACATTAAGAGCTATGAGAAGTTTGTGTTCTCTCTCTTCTACAAGGACCCAGAATGCACCCAGAAGGCGTTTTCTAAGGAGGAGGAGGACGAACTAGAGCCAGAGGACGTAGAAGCCCTTTTTAAGGCATTTAAGGCGGTTAGAGAGAAGATTAGCGAGCCAGCAATGAACGAACTTGTGACTAGCCACTTTTTCTCATCCTACCTCATCATTGCAGAAGACCCATCGGCTTTCTTCGGAAAGAACGTTTTTGGACTATCGTCTTTCCAGGTACGTCTTATCAGCTTGGCGAAGATCTACACGAACATCTTCAAGAACTACCAAGTCCCAGATTCTATTTCCCACGACTACGAAAAGGTGCTTGCGTTCGTTCGTAAGGAAAACAGGAAGTACAACTCAGAACTCAAGGGTGGCTCGTCAGGCGATGAACCAACCCAGGTGGCTTATGTGGGTGCAACCAAGGAGGACTTGGAACAACTTGAGCCAGACACTCAACAATTCAGTCTGCTCAAAGCTATGAAGCGTAATGGCGGAAAAATGAACATGGAAGAACTAGCAAAGCTTCAGGGCTAAGCTATCCCCTATGGTGTAAAACTACAAAAGAGAATTCAGATAAAAAATGGCAGAGGCAACTAATAATCTCAAGCTAACAATTACGTCTAACCCCAACCAAGTAAGACAGGAAGGGGCCAACGCAGCGAAGAACTTCTCTGCAGGGTTTAGGAATATTCAAAGAGACTTCGCAAACATTGGTAGCTCATTTGAAAAATTCTCCCAACCTCTTGGGCGTATTACAGGGCAAGCCTCTGAATTCGAAAAATCCATGGAAGCCGCTAACGCTCGTGTGTTGGCGTTCGGTGCTTCCGCCGCTATCATCGGTGGTGTTGGTAAAGCGTTTAAGGACTTAGTATCTTCGACAATTGAAGTTGAAGCATCTCTCAAGAACCTACAGGTTATCACCAACGCCTCTACAAAAGACATGGCGGACTATAGTAAGCAGTTGTTCGATGTTGCCAAGAACTCTGCTACTTCGTTCAAAGATGCCACCAAAGCCGCTCTAGAATTCTCTCGTCAGGGTTTGGCAATGAACGACGTCATTTCCAGAACAAACGACGCCATGATTATGACTCGTTTGACAGGTATTAGCTTAGGGGAAGCTATTTCTGGTATTACGGCAACCATCAACGCTTTCAACAACGAAGATCTTTCTTCTAGCCAGATTCTTAACTCGTTGTCTGCAATCGACTTGAAGACAGCAGCATCGACCGACTCCATTGTTAAAGGCTTGGCTCGATCTGCGTCTGCAGCAACAGCGGCAGGTGTATCCTTCAAAGAATTGTCATCGGCTATTGCTGCTATGCAAGCTCACACAGGTTTGCAAGGTGGTCAGCTCGGGAACTCCATGAAGGCAATCATGACACGTATTCTTGATGAAAAGAATGCGTTGACAAAGCTCGAAGAACAAGGGGTACAAATCCGCTCTGACAACGGCGAGCTACTCAAAACCATGGACATCCTTAAGAACCTATCTAAGGCACTTAAGGAAAACCCTGCATTCAAAGACGCCAGTTTCAAAACAACCTTCCTGAAGGACATCTTCGGTTTGTACCAGGTTGACAAATCCATCGCTCTCTTAAACGACATGGGTAAGTCGCTTGACGACTTGGATAGAAACCAGTTGCAGAAAATCTCTAATAGATTTGATGAACTGGGGCTTAAGGTCAAAATCTTCAAGGAAAACGGCGAAACTCGCAGTGGCATCGACGTCTTAAAACAAATTAGTCAAGAAAAAGAAGGTAGAGACAAGAATTCTAAGGAATACAAAGCTCTCGATGAAGGCGAAAAACTCGTCAGCAAAGGCACTTCTGACTATGAAAAGAACATGCGCAATGCTGAGAACGCCACTACCGAAGCGTACATGAAGAACGAAGTTCTCAATGACACGCTCGACGCTCAAATTGAGAAATTCAAAACCCTTGGCCAGCAAGCTCTCTCAACGTTTGGTAACACAGCTTTCCTAGATAACGCAAAGGAAAGTTTGAAGGCTATCAACACCGTCCTTGAATTGATTAACGAATCAATGAGCGACGGTGCGCTGAAATATGCTCTACAGGGCATCTCGGAAGTTATTACAGGTCCAGGCTTAGCCATTGGTATAGCGGTATTGGTTAAAGGCTTTTCAACCGCCTTTACTCAAATTAAAAATTCCGCCGAAGCTTTCCTCGGATTGAATCAGCAACTAAAGCTCCAACAAGAAATCGAAAGAGCTACTCTCCAGTATGTTCAGCAACATGCTGATTTACAAGGAGTGATGATGAAAAGCGAAGCGGATATCCAAAACGTCGCTGTAGAAGTAGCCGCTGCATTCCAAGCTCAAGAACTTTCAGTCAAGAATCTAGCAACAAACCTAGCTAAAGTCGCTGCGCTTGTAAGGTCAACAATGCCAAACCTACAATCAGTAGGTCAATTAAGCATTGAGTATCAATCAGACCAAGCAAGAAAACTAATTAAGAAAACTGGGTCAATTTCAAACTTAGCTACAGGCGACGACGCAATCACCAAGGAAATTACATCTATTAGAAATGGTGTAGGTGGTGCGCAAGGTAAAGACAAGCCTGTTATCTTGGATAACTTCCCACTCAATGGTGTTAAGCAAACTATTGTTGCCAACACTGGGGAATACATTGTCGATATGGGGAACGGTCGTAAGTCCATCCTCAACCGCAATCAGTACAGAAAGATTCAAGAAGGCAAAAACTTTGCTAAGGGAACTAATAATGGAGATTTTGATATTCTCGATCCTACTAGCTCGAAATTCCTTAAGAGTTGGGGGGTTAATAGTAATAGAGATTTTGTCGTAAAGCAAGATGTTATCTTGAAAATTGCTCAAGGCGAGGACAACTTGTTCTCTAAAGAAGCTGCGCCTAGACTTCAGTATAGACCAAAATCTGGGGAGATCTTATTCGACAACAACGACTTGTTTAATAATACATCGTCGACACCATCTGAGCTTAAGAACTTGAATGAGTTGCCTGAGCAAGAATTAAAAGACGCTCTTATCAATCAGATGCGTTTTTTCAATACTGCTTTTGAAAAATCCCTATCTGACATCAAAGCTGGTGAAGGAGCATTTGCCGATCTTACCCCTGAACAAAAGGAGATATATACAAAGAATATCACCGAGGCTCAGAAAAACATTAACAAAAATTTTGTTACAGCGGTCCTAAACTCGAATAGCAAACTTGCAGAGCAATTTGCCAAAAACAAAGGTCCTGTTACGACAACTGGTATTAAACCTCAGTCCTTACAAGACGACGAAAACATCAACCCTGAAGGCCCTCAAACTCAAAACGTCATATCGAACCTTCAGAAAGAAATTCAAAAGAGCGAAGAAGAACAAGAAAGAAAGAAAAAAGCTTCTACCCCCAAAACTCCTAAGAAGAGGCAAACTTGGAGATCTCTTTGTCAACCTGCTGACAAAGAAGGAGCAGAGTCAGAAGCTTCTGCTTCAACGCCTAATGTTGTCGATCCTCCTGTTGTTAAGCAAAAGACTACGAAGCCGACTATAGCTACAGCCAAACCTGTAGCGACTACGACTATGGACGCTGTTATCGCCCAGACTTTGAAGTCGCAACAAGCTCAAGCTAACAATCCAGTAACGCTAACTTTTACTTCTGCTTCTGCCGCAAAGCCTACGCAAGACATTTCTAGCGAGAAATCGCTTATCGAGCAGAAATTGAAAGAGATTCAAGAATCGAAGGCAAAGGTTGATGGGCTGGCGAAGCTGACTCTTACTCCTATTGTTGCTCCTCAGTCTGTTCCTTCTCCTGCGGTAAACCCTACTCCAGGCGTTAAGGATGTAGCTCCTGTTTTAGTCCCAACTACTGAGCCTAAAACAGAACCTATATCTGTACCTGAGCCTAAGCCTCAAACCACTCTTGAAGGTCTTCTTTCAAAGACAACGCAAGCAACAGAAGCTGTGCTTCAGGCAAATTTGAAAGGAGTCCTTCCTAATATTTCAAGAGTAATAGGTGAAGGAGATAAACTCTCTGCGTTCCCAGAAATTGCAGGGAAATCAGCTGCTTTCTCCGAGAGGATGAGCATAGCACAAGAAGAGCTTAAGCAGGTAGAAAACGAATTAACAAAGATTGCTACAGGCGCAGCTCCTGCATCTCCAGAAGTTCTTGATAAAGTATCTGCAAGATTAGATAAAATCTTTGCCGATATCCAAGCTGTTAATTCTTTAGCTAGAACGCTAGAAGAAGATGTAAATCTCGTCGAAAAAGGAACAAGAAAGAAAAAAATTGAACCTCTTTCTGAAGCAGAAGTTGCTAAAGAAATGACGGACCCAGTTGAATCTAAGAAAAAAGCTGGTAAATCCTTCGCAAGAAACCATGTTTCCTTCAAGAAGAATCTCGCTTACTCAGATTTGGTGACACATGCGAAGAAAGGAGATTTTGAAGATCCGAAATTTGTAAAAACGTTGCCTCTTGGCGTTAAACGAACTTTGGGCGTTGAAAAATACCCCGACAAGACTCCAGAAGAACATAGGGTAAAATACACCCCATCACAGTTAGAACATCAAGTCCTAACTCAAATGGAATACTATTCCAGACCAGTTTCCCTTGCTGAACTTAAAGATTTAAAAGACCCTATAGTTCAGTCTGTTAAGAGAAACAAGACGAACAATTCTGCACGGAACTATAAATGGCTTTTCGATAAAAAAGAGGTTGATAGATTCTCAGGAAAGGACGGAGTAAACAACGCAAGAGCTGTTTACGACGCTTTGTTCTATGGTGGTAAGAGCGAAGAAGAAAGAGCTATAAGCAGAAAGAAATGGGCTGAAGAACAGGAAGCCGTTGATAAGAAGTACGCTAGCAATATGAAGAATCTTCCTTCTATTGCTGATGAGAACATGAGAAGGCGTCTCGGAGAGCAATACGAGAACGAAAGACATCAGTTCTACGCTAAACTCAATGGGAAAAGATACTCAACAGCAAACACCGTTGCTACAATGTTTGAAGGCGGTGCAAGTTGGGTTGATGACAAAGATTTTAACGCAGATAAATGGCTTGGGAGCAAAAACTTTGAAAAAGACAAAACATTAGGTCATACCGTAGCAAAGATAAAAGAAATAGAGAGAAACTCTCAAAGAAAGTCTCCCGACAGAGGGCATCAAGACTTTAACAGGACTCTCTTTGCTAACAACTGGCTATACGGCAATCCTCTTCAGCAAAACGAAGATGGCTCATACTCGAATATAGGCGCAAGAGTCCCCAACGCTAAAACTGTAAACATGAGGAGCAAAGAAAGCATTGACGCCCTCATCAATCAGTATAGAAACGCTCAAGTAGAAGCCTATAACAAGAGCAAAGAGTTCAAAGAGAAGTATGTATTAACAAATACAACTGACATAAGAAGCGACATGACTACAGAACGCTTCAAGAAAGTCAACTCTCTTATCGAAGAACAAATTGCCCTTCTTACGAAAGCAAGAAACGCTCTTATTACTTACGGAGAAGCAGGGAAAGCTATTGAATTAACGCCACCCCCAGGGGTTACTGGAGTAATTCCTGAACCTGGAGTAGCACCCACGAAAAAGGGACCTGCTGGCCCAAGCGAAGAACACAAGAAAGCTATTAACACTTCTCTAGGCGAGAAAGGCATGGCAGGAGTAGAAGTCGTCAAAGACAATACGACTGCTCTCATTGGGTTATCCATGATTCTAGGCTTCGTCTCTGGAACAATGGACGATTTGGTCAAGTCTGGAAATTCAGCTGCGATTGTTGGTCAAAAGCTTGTTAAGGCATTAGGGACGTTCATTTCCTCATCATTTGTTATCAAGATGATGGGAGGTGAAGGTATGAACCTTTCTAGCCTATTCAGGGGACGAATGTCTTCCGTTGCAGACTCTCTTAGCAAGTCAAAAGGCGTAGTCGGAGAAATGGCTTCAAAGATAATGGGAGGGCTTGGCGTTGCTGTATCGAAAGTTTCCGCAGCGTTTATGAAGTTCCTACCTATCATCGGTTGGGCAGCAACTATTTGGCAAGTATTGCCTGACAGTTGGACGAAGGGTATTACAGAATTCATCGGTCAATCAATTGGACTTATCAAGACTCCTGCGGAAAAAGCAGCTGAGTCGTTGGATAAATTTATCGACTCACTCGTTCAAGGAACAGGTCAAATCAGCACATCTCAAATTGCCTCTGCAGGTTTGAAGTACGCAGAAGAATACAAGTCAGAGTCTGATCGAAAGAAATACGGAGCAGCCGACGATGAAGAAAAGCCTTCTACTAAATCAATTTGGCTCAAGTATGTAGAAGACAGAGCTAAAAAGACGCATAGCACCTTCTCCCTTACCAGAACCAAACCTGCAGGCTCTATCAAAGACGAACAGCTCTACAATAGCGTCTTTGGAGGGCCGTCTTATGACGTAGTTAAGGACATTGTAGAGTCTACAGGAATACAGAACTCAAAAGAACAAAAATATGGGCTTCAGAACTTTTTGAATAATTACAAATTCGACAAAAAGCTCCCCGAGGCAATCGCTTACTATGGGAAAGAGACTAATGCGTTTGGTCGTAGCTACTATAAAGACAAGGTTTCTACACCAAATGAGTTCTTTAATACCTACTCGTCGCAAGGTAGAGTAACCCTCGAAAACCTGCAGTCTATCTCAGGCATGTACAGCAGTATGCAACGAGCAGCAATAGCATCTGCTTTCAAAGAAATGCCCGAAGAGTTAAGAGAAAAACTCGAAGACTCAAGCGTATCAGACAAAGAGAAGGGAAGACTTGTAAGCGACTACGCTCAGAAGAGTGGCAAGAAAGCCAACGAGCAGACAAAGGCATTGCACGATTTCGTTATGACATTGCCTGGAGTCAAAGATAGTAAAGGTGGCGTTATAGGTGGTGAATACCAAAAGCAACTAAAGAAAATTCTTGAATTTGCTAAAAACAGCGACTCCTTAGACTTAGGACTTCTTGCTCAACAGTTAGGGTTAGAAAACACGCCTGAAAACATCGAAGCATTAAAGAAGACCATAGACAACTTCTCAGGAAAGGTTGAAATGGCTCTCTTGAAGCTATCGAAGACTATTGCTGATTTGTCGGTTAAAGAAACGTTGCCGACTGCTCCTGGGCTGCAGAAAATTCGCTCTGAAATTTTTGGTCAAAAGGCTGATATTGTACGCTTTGGCTCACAAGACCAAGCTATCGCCAAGAGTATTAAGGAACAAAAGCTTTCTGCTGAAATCCGAGGCTCTCTTATTAAGGGAATCTCTAAAGCATTTGGAGAAAGTGGACCGACGCCAGAAGCAAAAGAGTCTTGGAAGGAATTGCTCTTATCCGATAACCTAAACTTGAACGACTTGCGAAAGCTTACAGTCGAGATGCAAGACGCTTTGAACAAGGCGTCCTTGTCTGCCGATGAAAAGAGTGCAGATGCTATCTCTGGGCAAAAGGAAGCAGTAGTAGACGCTTTAGCTAAGATAGACAACTACCAAGCGTCGTTCATCAAGTCGTCGCTCGAATCTAGTACACGTTTGCTAGCCCAGGTTGAAAAATCGTTCGATACGAGGAAGTTAGAAGATGCAGTCTCTGGAGTATCCAAGAAGCTCAACGAGCTATCCAAAGACTTGCAAGAACTTTCTGACGCAAGCAAGATTCGCAAGGAACAACGTAGCGTACTTTCAGCCGCTAAGCCAGAGCTATCTCAATACTTCCAAGCGCAAAATAGCTTCGACGACATAGAAACATCCAAGCGAGAGAACGCAATCAACCTAGCTAAGGCACGCCAAGAGTTAATCGAAGCGATGTACAAGCAAGTTGAATCATTGCCGATGGGAGATGTGAAAAACGACTTCATCAACAAGATTGGCAGCCTCGACTCCTCAGGAATAGCAGGAGAAGAACTAGCCAAGCTTGCTGAAGAAATTTTCACAAACGTCCTCAATACAAAGCAAAAGAACGACAAGGACGAGCAAATTGCGTCTCTCGAAGCATCCCTCGAAAACTTGAAGGGTATTGAAGGAATGCAAGTTGCGTCGTACGAACTTCTTTCTACAAGCGAAGCTTTGGATAATTCTGCGAGAAATCTCTCCGAAGCAGGAGACAAGCTCAAAGAAGCGGCTAACGGTGGAAACAATGAAACGTCGCTGACAGACAATAAAACTCTGACGGACAACTCTTTCTTCGGCAAGGTTAAAGATATGTGGAACAAGTTTGTTCCTCAGAAATTGCAAATTGGAAGCAAGCAACAGCCCATTCAATCTATTCAATCTGTTAAGGACACAACGACAGGAGTTGCACAGCAAGGGTCAACGTCGCAAATCACTGCGAGAGAACAAATTGAGAAGATTCAAGAGCTTATCAACAATCTTAGGGCTTCCCAAGACGGTCAAGCTACATTAGCTCTCAATGCGACACAAGATACGAGCAAGTACCGCTCTGTAATTAGCTCTACAAACGTAGCTGACACAACCGCCGATCTCTCAAAGGCGAGTGCAACGCTATCCTTGTTTGAGCAATTAGTACGCACCAAGCTTCAGAATTCCGTCAACATGATAACCATGCGCTTCGACGTGCTTTCCAAGAATTTGGAAAAGCAGAACGAGCGTATCGACCTGAAGACAACGAAGTTAGACGCCGAACTGGACAACTTGCCCGACGACCTGAAGCAACAGATGATGGCATACGCCAACTACAATGCTTCGATTGAAAAGGCTAAGAATTCCGCCAAAGCAGATGGCATGAAGGCAGACCTAGACTTGCTTAAGGAATTCTCATCCCTTAAGAATGCAGGTCACCTAAACGACGTCATCGAAACGTTCAACAAGGGAGACAAAACAGGGTCAATCGACAAGTACGCCCAGTACAAAGCCAAGGAAGACGCCGAAGCTGAATACAAACTCGGAGAATTGCTCAAGACCGAGCTTCAAGCCGCAAGCCCTACAGATGCTATTGAAAAGCTCTCGGCTATCGTCGCTCAAAACGGCAACGAACAACAGCAAATCCTGGATAAGATTGCTAGCCTCCTTAAGGAAGCTAACGACAAAAAGGAAAAGGCAGAACAAGAAGCCTCTTCCAAAAAACAACAGGAAGAAACGGCTAAGACCAACACTCCGAATTCCGACAGCAAATTCACTCTGATAAATGCTCCTACAGAGACAAAAGCTTTTGCTGATGTCCCAGTTATAGCTAAACCTAGTGAAGGCGTAGAAGACAACCAACTTGAGACAAGCCTCGAAGAAGCGGTATCCGCTTTGGACGACTTCTCTATAAGCTTGGCAACGACGATAAATTCCTTGTCATCCTTGATCGACCCAGTATCAGGGCTTAAGAGAGAATTGGTCGATCTGAAGGACTTCCTCGAAGGATTTAACACAACATCAAGAATAGACAATTTCTTGGATGGAGTGGATACTTATACTCAGAGCCTTATTTCTCCTACGCCTACTGTTAGTTTTGCGACTGCAAACCTTCTTTCTGTAGACAATAGCAATCTTCTCACAACTAGCGCATTCCCTAATTCAAAAGCACTTAAAGACCCAAGATACGACACGCAGTCTTTCCCAAGCGAGGCTTTAGGATATGACGAAACAGGCAAGCCAGTAGCAAGCAAACACGTCGTCAACTTCGACCCAAATAAGACGGCAGGTGCTTATAAACGACCCGATGGTACTTACGTAGCACCAGAGATACGACAAGCAGACAATGGAGAGCCTCATACAGGTGCCGTCATATCTGCCGATCTTGCTGAATCTAACGAAGGTGATGTTGCCTTACTCAACAAAACCGATGCTATTAGACAATCTGTATCTTCTATTGCCGACTATTCTTCCTCTTCGATAACCTTGCAGAAAGCAATGATTGAAGGGCAAAAATCTCTGAAATCAACCTTCGACCAAGCAGGTAAATACGCACTACAAGCGTATACCGCAGGAACAGCGACGGAACGCTTTGAAGCGCAGAGAAAGGCTAATGTCTACAACGAGCCAGTTAAGGATGTAGCCGCCTACAGCGGAAACAAGAGAGACGCCGAAGGTAATCCTATCCAAGGCACGTATTGGTCATACCAAGAAGCCACGGAAGACTTAAGTCAAAAAATGGCGAACGCCTCTGCTTCTGGAGATACAGAACAGCTCAAGGAACTTCAAATCCAAGCTCTTCAACTAAAAAAGAGCCTCAACCAACGTCTGGAATTCAAAACGCTCAACGAAGGTTGGCAAAGCTCCTTGGCGCAGATGAAAGATGAAGCAGGTCGATTGGAAGAACAGATGGGCAGTTCTATCTTAGACTTGAAGAACGGATTTGTTGACGCTTTCTCTACAGCAATTTCAGGGTCAAAGTCATTTGGAAATGCCTTCGCCGATGAAATGCTCAATGTTGCTCAAAACATCGTCAAGCAAGGCATCAACAGCTTGATAAGCAATCTGTTTAACAGGCTGTTTAGTGGAATGTTCACGCAGAACACTGCTCAAGGTATAGATGTTGCAGCATCTGGACTTTTGGGTGACGCATCCTTCCTCTCTACAGGAACAGCAACTAATCAGTCTCGATTTGGCTTCGCCACTGGTGGTAAAGTTAATGGAGGGTCTGGAACAAAAGACGACGTTCCAGCCATGCTCACAGGAGGCGAATACGTCATCAACAAGAAAGCTGTCAAGTCACTAGGAACGAAATTCCTCGACGCTTTGAACAACGGCGGAATCGGGATGTACTCCTCTGGTGGTTACGTTTCAGGAGAATTCGGAGACGGATGGGTCAAAGACAAAGAAACAGGCGTTGTCTACCTCGACAACGGTGCTTTAACAGAAACAACAAAGACCAACAACGGCGCAAACGGATTCTACTCGCCAACGAAGTACGGATACGGACAAATCTCAGGAAGCAATAACCTTAAAGCTTTTGCTATGCAGTCGTTTACGTCTGGAGCCAACGACATAACAACAAGCGACAGTTCAGGGTCTCTAGTATCCTTGGAAACGGAAAGTATGCAGTTGTCTCAACAGGCACGAGCTGCTGACAACGCAGAAAACCGAGAACTCGAACAAGACAAGCAAACCGCTCTCAACCTTGCCTACGAAGAAGACCAACGTAGATACGAATACGAACAACAGAAAAAAGCCCAGAAGAAAGCGTGGAAAAACGCACTTATCGGACTTGGTGCAACAGTTGGTCTTGGCTATATAACAGGAGCTATTGGCGGAGGAGAAAAATGGGGATTCTCGAACGTTCTAGGCGGAAGCAGTACAGCTCTTGGACGAGGAGCAGCAAGCCTTGCCAAGTGGTGGAACAGCAATTCTGAAGATGTTAGAGGCGTCTTCCAAAACGCTTCTGCATCAGGCATCAACGTTAGTTCGTTCAACTTGCTAACATCCAAGAAATCAGACAGTGATAAGAGTAAAACCTCTGAATCGACCGACGAAGATAAAGATAAAAAGCAAAAGGCAATTGGTGGTCAAATTACTTCAGGTACAGCAGGACGAGACAACCAAACAATCAACGCCTCTCAGGGTGAATACGTTATCTCAAGAGAAGCTGTAAACAGTGTTGGTACACCATTCCTTGACGCTTTGAATAGCAACAAGGTCTCCTTCTCCGACGCCTCTGCAACGCAGAATACAGGCAACGGAATGGATATCTCTCAGCTTATCACCAAGTTGGAAGAAGTTGTCTCAGCAATCCGAGAAACAGCAGGGACAGGAGGAGAAAGCAATATCACCATTAACGTCTCTTCCACATACGAAGGTCAATCCAGTGAAAACGAAGAAGGGGACGGCACAGACGACGACAAGGCACTCGCCCAGAAGATTAAAGACGTCGTTAAGCAAACAATATCCGAAGAAAAGCGAGTTGGCGGTCTCCTTAGCAACCTAAAGGCATAAAATGAGTTACGACTTATCATCACTTCACTTCTCGATAGACGAGCCAGAGACGATTGCGACAAACAGGTGGAAAGACGTCTCCGTCACAGGGATACAGAATTCGTTTTCAAATGCGACTTCTGTGTTCCTTGGCGGACTCTCTCAAAACCAACCGCAGTCGATTCCAGTCTACAACGTAGATATACAAAAGCTCTTTCACTACAACGAGCTACTCTTTGACTATCTACAGGGAAGCCACACGGTAAGGCTAATGGACTTCCCATTAGACGGATTGTCGGAAGGGGACAAAAAAGAAAGCTCCTACACAAAGCTAGAGGGCAATCTTGCGAACTACTCAATATCAATTACCGCAGGAGAATTTGCCACGCTCTCAGCGTCGTTCACATGCAAGACACTCGAGTTATCACAGAAAAAAGAAGTATCCTACTACGAGCATAAGCTAGACGAAGAAATCCCCAAGATGGACCGAATCGCATTGCTCATGGACATCTTCGACGACTCACAGATATATTCTATCACATATAGCGAAGAAAAAACGATAGATGTTAAGCAACCGATCAGCCTAGACCGAACAAACATCCTTATTCTCGAATCGCCAGTCATAACACAAAAGATGTCAGTTTCAGGCGTAGTGAGAGACATGGGAGAAATGCCCATGGACGGAGGAATCGACCTTATCGACTACTACTTAAAGCAAAAGAACGAAAAAATCGGCTTCAAAGTCTACAAGGAAGACTTGTCTGAAAGCAAAGAATTCCTAGTCACCAACCCACGAGTTGATTCATTAAGCATCGACAGTTCGGAGTCAGACTACCTGTTATTCACCTTAGATTTTAGCGGAACAAGAGTTCTATTATAAAAAATGGCTACTCCTCAGAATCCAGACAATCCTATTAGTGAAGACGTTGGGCTATTACCTAGCGTTGATTACGGATACAGGTTGCTACCGTCAAACTTAGACGTTCAGTGGGCAAACGGCGTTCTTACATGCGCAGTTTTTGACAAAGCTTTTAGTATTTCCCCTCAAGGGTTAAACTCTCAGCGTCTTGTTATTAACCTAGAATTCGATCTTCAGCTAGAAGAATGTGAGAAACTAATTCTTGCTCTAAAGAATAACAGAGTCAATTCCGTGATGACTCCTTCGTCATTCATCGACCCATCTGGAGTACTGAAAGAGGTAGTTGTTTACGCAGATTCTTTTGAGCTAGGTAGATCTGTATACGGAAGGCAAACCATTAACATTACGTTTGTTACCGACACAGCGTCCTCGATTTTGAATTGGAAGACTTCTAATTTCGTGGATGTAGACATTATTTCTTCGACTTCTAGCTCAGAAAGCTTGGAGACGTTCGACATTGTGTACGCAGACAAGACATTCTACTACATCCCAGAAGACGTATCAAAAGAAACGATCGAAGAAAAATACGAATCAGACATCATCAAAGCGGCGAAAGATGTAGGGTTAGTTTACTACCTGCCTATGGAGTTAAGGACGCCTGTTAATTTGTCTCTTCAGCCAGACTATTTCATGAATGACTACCAGAATTCTTACCCGATCCGAGCATGGAAAGGAGACTGGACATACGACTACCAGAACTTGCAGATATCTTGCGAGTCAGTACACACAAAACAGCTAAAGTGCATTCTTCACTTCCTAGAACATCTCTACGGACACAAGAATTTTAGAATCTCTGATTTTATGGACGATGAACATTGGTGGAACTGCCAACAGTGGCAACATTCCTGGACTGTAGGAAATTACCACAATCTACAACTTGTCATCAACCAGAACCACTTACCCAAGAATTTCAAGTAATGCGTTTTACAAAAAGAGACGACATCCTACTAGCGTGGGACAAAGGGGATGAAGACCTCAAAATTTTGTGGTACATCCCACTAATGCAATCAGCGAGCATAGACATATCTACAAACATCGCCTCACGCAGTTTGTCAGGGACATACCAAAAGCTCAACGACGTAGTTACAGGGCATTCCGTCAACGTATCGCTAGAAATGCTAGGGTCAGGAACGCTTATCAACGAAGAAATTCCGTTCCTCAACACACCCACAAGCACAGAGACACAGCTCCTTAAAGACATCAACGAGCCACTCAACTTATTAGTCATCCTCAACGACACAGACGACGACGGAAGCGACTTGATAGAAGTTATTGAAAAAACCTACTCATCCTACTCCTGGGACGACGAAGAAGAAAAGGAAGAAGAAGGAGAGAAATTCGACCGACAAGTACTGAAAGTCTACCGATGCTTCATGAACTCCTACAGCTTCTCAGTAGAAGCAGGAGGCATTGCCACGCACAAGCTAGACCTCACAGGAGAAAACATAGACGGCAAGACACGCACAATTGGCTCAGCAGAAAACACCACCAACCTCAAACCTTCACAATTTGGTGTTGCTAAAGCCATGAAAATTTTCAGTGGAGATGTAGAATTCGACGAGCCAGTCACAGACTTTTCCCTCGAAGTAAGCATCGACCGCAAAAAACGCTACACATTCCTATCAGGCGACGAAGAGCCAAGCAAAGACACAAACTACCGCTTATCCCCACTTCTCAACGACGCCGAATCCTCAGCAATTTGCAACGTAAGTTTCTCAACAGTCTACATCGGCAAGAAAGAAGAATTCTCAACCGTCAAAGTACGAGAAACAGCCTCAATGATGAAGAACTTCTCCTTACGCCTTTTTCAACCAGAATCAGGCGAGGAAGAATGGACCGACAAATACTTCCTCAACTTCTACAACGCCATGCTAACCTCAGTATCCGTCAGCGAGACAATCGACGGACGATTAGGGGTCAACTACAAGTATAGCATAGAAATACCCACCAAGACAACTAGTGGCAAGGTGGGTATCACAACAAAAACGTCAAACACTTTCCAGGAACAAATGGAAGCTATTTCTTCTCAAGAAGAAACAGATACTCCGTAACATAATTCTTGGACGCTTTTTTGTGCTTAGTATCGGGGAATCGCTTGTAGTACGTCTCAAGACAAGTGATTCTGCCAAGCTTCGCCAAGCCTTGGAGGAAATCGCTTTTGCTGATAAAGCCTTCGTTGTTGAACGATATAATGCAGAATTTCGCATTAAGCTCAGCCACAAGCTTAAAGAATTCCTCGTGGATATAGGCTCGCTTATTGAATTTAGAACGATTCCAGTTTTTGGGAATACCAGTCGTTTTAGAGAATCCAGTATCAGGCAAAACACCGTCAACAAGGAGATTCAGCATAAAGTAATTACTACCGTAAGGATGCTGATTATAAGGAGGGTCAAGATAAGCAATGTCCACATTTCCCACTTCCTTAGCAGCTTCTCTAGCGTCGAGTTGAAGCACGTGTGAGTCGCACTCAAACTCAGACAAGAGGGGTAGGTTAAGCTGAATGGGGGACAGGATACGAGAGAGGGCATTAGACCCTCTACCACCGAACTTGCCGACTCCGTCGCTCTTGTAAAACGACTTAAACACTCCCGACGTATTAACCTTAATTGAAGCTTCGCTCAATAATGGGGCTAGAAGGAGGGTTTGGTGGTCTTGTGGTAAAGAGTTAAGGTAATAACGTGCGGAGTCCAGGAAGAGGGCATTCTGGGGCGTATAGAAGCATCTTTCTCCTCGTTGGATGTTTTCCATACTATCAGGGGCATAATTCTCAGAGATAAAACTATGGATCGGATTATTTTTTATCTTGTCGAGAACTTCGTCCCTAGAGCTTGTTAGAGCTTCCCAGTCAACCGAACTCTTATTGGTGAGATAGCACTCATTGATAACCCTAGAATAAGCTTCGAGGTCATTAGCGTAAACGACATCGGAGAATCTCTTCAGGTATCGAGCGACAATCCCAGAGCCAGAGAAAACGTCAAAAGTAGACACTTTCTTCTTGCCCAGGGAATTCTTTGCAATCTCAATCCCCATACCGATGAAATCCAAGAGTTTTCTCTTGTTTCCAAGGTAGGTGATTAACTGTTCACGCAAGTATTCACCATTTTCGTCACTCTCACGTGGGGGAAATGTGAACATATGCTGTTAAGGTTTTTTCTTAAAGTTACGACGCTTCTCAAAGGATTTTTTGCGTTCCTTGTTGTAGCGAGCTTTTACAGGGTCTACTCCGCCATTTTGCGCAGCTCTCTTCTCAGAGAGTTCTTTGCTACGCTCGATGGTTTCGCCGATAGTCTCGTTAGGGGTGGAGTATTGAGCTAGTTTATCGACGTTGTAGATATCCAGTGGTACGCTAGAAGTCTTACAGTTGACAACCGAAGGAATTCTAGTAACCCACTCACCGTTGACAATTAGGCAGTCGCCTATCCGAGGAGCTGACTTCATTTCAAAGAACAGCTCAACGATTTCGCCGTTTTCCTTAGAGAATTGGTATAATGGCATAACCTAAAATTTGATGGCAATATGTAATTCACTATCTTGAAGGTAGGCAGCAACCTTCTCAGGGTGAATTGTATATCCGACATCTACCTTAACTGGGTCGAGTTTGCATGAAGCAACAGAAAAGTCAATCTTAAAGTATCCCTTTTCGCTAATTTTTAAGGCAATATCTTTAGCAGGGATTTGTCCTACAAAGAAGGTAAAGCTTTCAATACCTCCTATGTGTTGATGCTTAAGCTGTTCGCCGATGCGAACTATTTCACCAGTCGCATACATCATACGACTAGGCTTTTCGACAATAGAGATTTCCGTCATGAATATATAGGATGGTAAGCAGTTGATACTTCCACGAAAACGAAAGGTTTGCATAAATAAGCACCTACCCAGCGTCGGGAAAGTTTCTTGCTCGTATTGATGACGGTCTCTGAGCCTTTTTCATTGGAAATTCGCAAGTGACGAACAGGCGAGAAATTCCATTGCGTGCGGAATTCTTTTTCAACCCACACATTTTCAGAGTCGCCAACGTAGATCGCAAAAAACTCACCGCTCCAGTAATTCATCGAAGAGGCGTCATAGTCTTTACGCAGGACAACGTCCCCGAACTTAACGTCTTTAGTGAGAGAATTTTGGGCGAGGGTGAATAACTCATCAATGTATTTTACATCGAAGACCTTCTTTTCTGATAAAAAAACACGGTAGAACGCCATGATAGTGCATAGTACAACAAAAGCCCCACCTTTGTGAAGAACAAAAGTGAGGCTCAATGATGTCACTACCGAAGAAGTTGTTTAGAATGGGGGCGCATCTTCTTCAACAGGAGCTTGATATCCGTTTTGAGCGGTAGCGTAATGTTGGGGTTGTTGCTGAGGTTGCTGATTATTGCGGTAGTAACCGTCCTGAGAAGGGCGAGGACCACCAGGCACCAAATTAGGCGTCAAATGATTGCCATATTGAGGTGCTTGCTGTTGCTGTTGGAAAGCAGGAGCAGGTTGTTGTTGGGATTGTTGAGGTTGGAACTGTTGTCCACCTTGAGCTTGCTGTTGAGGAGCTTCGCCACCATTGTTATCTTGTTGGTTAAGGCGACGACCACAGAAGCAAACATCGTCAGCAATGATGCGCCAGTTGGAAATTTTATTACCTTCCTTGTTGACGTATTCGTCGTATTCAAGAGAGCCATTGATAAGGATGGTATCACCCTTAGAGAAATACTTGGATACGAACTCAGCAATCTTGCCGAAAACAGATACGTCCATAAACCCACCATTGGTAGGATTATTTGGGCGAGTACGACGGTTTTCAACAAAAACACGGAGACGTCCGAAGGCGTTACCGCTTTGAGATGCACGGAGAGTCAATGGCTCGACAACTCGTGCCTGTAGGGCTACAACGTTAAATGATGCCATATGGTTTAAGTTCAGAACTGCCGACATTATAGCCTTATTCGCTCATTCCGTCAAGAATGAAATGTCGGAGGTCTTTGTTGTGTTCGATAAATTCGCTTGTAATTTTCACAAGGAATTCTTTATGCGAGCCAGCGGTCAACCATTCCAAATGCCAGTCGGCACGGTTTTTTAACACAGTGTTGTTTAGTTCTTCACAGGAATTAGCAGGTGGAATAATTGTTCCAAAGCAATCATATCGAGTGATATACAACAACTTGGCGTCGTATAAAGGGCTATCGAGGAAAAAGTTTAGTTCGTTCTCAAAGCGACAGTCGCAAATCACATTGAGAGGGTTGTCCTTGTGCAAAGAAGCGGCATGAAGAATTGACGAAGAAACTTTATCCACCCATACGTTAGAATTGATAGCACGTGCAAGATTAGCATACGCCACCATTACTGGGCGGAATCCTTCTTTCTCAACAGGAGTGAGATCGACAATCTTTTTATGAAAAAGCTCTTCGCAGGGTTCGTCGAGACATTCCTTCACCTTATCGGCAAAGCCGTATCTCTTAACGTGCAAATCTCCATAAATCTTTTTGAGGCAAGAAAAAAACGTATCCTTGCCAGAAGTTGCGTTACCTGCAATCAATAAAACTCTTTGCTTTTTCATGTGGGCTAGTAATTACACATCAGAGAGAATTCCAGAGATGACTTCTTCACCAAGATGTGCAGACGTGTAGTCGGAATCAGAGAATTCCGTTTTTAATATTTCGCCTGTTGTATACACCCACTCAAAATCTTCAAGCGCAAAGTATAAAGTGGCTATACTTTTATCAATCTTGATAAGAGCTATATCCAAAGCTTCGGGGTTATGCACAAAGACTTTACGCAAAGCTTCGATAACCTTTTGCTCAGAATTGGCTCTCGTAACAACAGTGATTGCACCTACCCAACACCAACGCCAGTCGTTTTGGAATCTTTCAGGCAATTGGTGTTGCTCAAAGATGCGGACAACTCCTTCTTTGGTGTCCCTCTCGTTGTGGCAGATAGTAAAGTTCGAGAAAGGAATCTGCCTAGCTACTTGCAAAAAACGTTCGTACTTCAAAAGTCAAAAGTAAGGTCTTGGAAAGGAGAATCTGCTTTTTGCAGGATCGGGAGAATTTCCGCCTTGTATACATCAAGGATATCTGTTCCTTCGAGCGAGCAAATTTCACTTTCATTGAATTCTCTGACTACACCACCTGAACGGAATTCACTCATGAAATGAAAGCAAGAAGGTTCTGCTTGAGCGAGGTTAGGAACTTGCGTGCAATATCGGTCACACATTTCGCCGTCGATTTCTACAGTATCAACAACAAAATCTCCCTCACCTTCGTAGAATCTATCTTGGTAAAACTTAGGCAAAGTAATTGGGCGACGAATCCAACCACCACGACCAAGTTTTCCGATAAGTGGCACAGGATGGTAAATCAAAAACTTATTTCTGTAGACCAAGGTATTGTAGGCGCAGTAACTACCTTGCAGATATCCTTTCTCGACAATGGCGTCAAAGTGAGAGCCAAAGACATCCGCAATATAAACCAAGTCACCATCGATTTTACAGGCAAGAACGTCATCTAACTTGCTTTCCGTGATGAAGTCCCTAATTGCGTCTACAGCAAAGGTGTTATAGGTCGATAAGTAGTTTTCTTCAGGAGACGTCCTTAAGTCTTCAAGAGAGTGGGAAGCGTCAACATGGTAAGGGTATTCATTAAAGACTAATTCCATGCCATAGTCTTTCTTGAATGTGTCTTGCCAGTCCTTAAGGTAATTGATGCTATTGTCTGTTTGATCGACCTTAGAGTAGGTAACAAACAAGTAGTCCAGTACAGGAGCAACAGACAAAGCACAAGCTACAGCTGTTTTCTCCTCATTACAGAGGCGAAGGCATCCGATTTTAGTTGTCATTTCAAAAGCAGGTGTTGGCACATATCAAGAAAGCCATTTTGTTCCCCGAAGAATTCAATGTACTTATCAGCTGTCAAAGCATTGAGGTAGGTAAGAATTCCAGTGCCTTCAAAAAAGTCCTTAGGCAAGGAATTTTGAACAAGAGGCTCAAGCTCGGTAAAACCTTCTTTTTCGATAAGTCGCTCAGCTCGTGATTTGAGCATAGAAGGGTATTCTTCCTCGGCGTAGTAGATAGTTTTGCGGTTTTCTGTATCCCACTTCTTCCACATTGCCGAAGGATAGAACGTCGAATTTCCACGCTTAAAGCTATAGTCAAGAGTTACTATTGCAGGGAAACTCTTTCTATCTGCAAGACCCTTTTTGCTATCTTGAAACTCGACTACTCGAAGGAAGCAAAGAGCATAAGCTATTTGTCCAGCAACAAGGTCATTTCTCTTTTCAAGACTCTTGAGAATTTCTTCCCTTAAGTCTGTGGCAAGTAGTTCGATTTGCTCCTCTTGTTCTATCATGGCTTTCTGGGGTTAGTTATTTCCCAGTAGAGCCGAATCCTCCAGACCCACGAGTTGTTTCTTCTAAGGTCTCGGAGAATGATACTTCTACTGGAATTCTCTTAGCAAAGATGATTTGCCCGATCTTATCGCCCTTCTGGTAGATCTTCTTCATATTTGGCACGATGTAAAGTCGTCCGTCAATGATTCTGTAATCTGAAGGCGCAGGTAAGTAGTTAAAGCGAAGACAAATCTCTCCTCGATAACCATTATCAATTACACCGACAGAGTTGCAAAGCTGTAGTCTATACTTGCTCACTGATGAACGTGGATATGCTAGTGCAAACACGTCCTTATCTTCTGGTTGCATGTATATGCCTGTGTGGTACTCGATGTAGTCAATTGCCATGTATGCTTCGCAATTGAGCGTCGGTAAGTAAATAGAATCGCCCTTAATGGTTGGTTCAAGAATTGCAGTTACATCAAACCCTGCATCTTCTGAATGTGCCGTAGAGAATTCTACTTTACCTGTTTGCAAGAGTGTTACCTTGGTTGATTGCATTAAGAGTAGGGTATCAGGTGGAATTCTATAGTCAAGGAATTCTACCTCAATGCCTTTTAGGCATACCTCTCCTTAAGAACATAACTTGGTTGGGTTGATGCAATGGTTGCCCTAATGCAAGCACAGTTGTTCACCCAGCCTATTGCTCCTCGTCACTCATCGAACATAGTCCGATGAGATGCCAAGGACCCTACATGCAGTAACGATTTAAATTTGTTTTTAAAAGAATTTAAAGGACAAAAAGGAACGCAGGAAGAAAGCTCCGAGCAGCTAGACGCTTGCTATAGGCAGGGGTAGCATCTAAGGCTTAGGCTGAAACTGTATGCCTTAGCTAGGGTAGCGTCTAAGGCCTATAGCAGCTAGAGGTAAGCTATAGCTAAGGCTAGCGTCTAAAGCTTTAGCTATATATGGTAGCTATAAGTACCTCTAGCATAGAAGGTATACCGATGAGGTGGCCGCCGGTAACAGAGCCTTGAGCAGGTAGACTTACACCCCCCTTCGGGAAAGGGAGGCGTAAGTTGAAGCTCAATTGAGGTTTTCGCCGTATAACGGTCGCTCTCACAGTCTAGAACTAAACAGGAGGAGTATCTTCATTTCTGGTTGCGGTCACTCTGTAAACCAGTCAGCTTTCGGCTGTTCCTCCTGCTACACCACATTTTTCAATGTCAGTGGCGGGGTGTCCCCATCCAGAATCACAGTAGATTTCCGTGCAGGGATTTGAATCGCTTTGTTTTTTCTACAGAATCGCCGCAATCGGAGTTTCCTTGCCGTACTGCTTGTCTATTCTGCCCTCTGCCATATAGGAAGAGCCGAGGGTACGCTGTCAATCACGTATCTACGAGTGATGTTACACAAAAACTGCGCAAGAGTCAACAAAAAGTAAAAATTTTTTCTTCAACTCATAAACAAGACCATGAATAAACGTTGACTTTAGGCGCATTATGGGTTAAAAAAGCACTTGCCATGAAGAGAGAGAAACTCCCTAGTATTCAAGATTCAACAGTCTTCTCTTATGCGACAACCCCAGAAAGGTACGAGTTTGCTTGGGAAATCGCCGAAGAGTTGTACTACAAGTTTTATATCAAAGGGTTATTCAGGAGCTTTGCAAAACGATATAACGCATTTAACGATTCTCTTAAAGGCATTGGAACGCTAGAGAAGCGAGACATCCAGTCAATGTTCTGCGACCTCTCCAGGCACGTCGAAGGAGTCTACATAGCGGACAAGTACAGAAGCACCGACTGGGTAGCAGAGGCAAACGAGTTTGCAACAACCTACAACTACTTCGTGCGCAAGATAGCAGTCAACATGGACAAGGTAGGATTTGCAATCTCTGCCGACGACTATGTAATCAACAAAGAAGAGCTAGTGGACAAATCTCTCTACAACGGCAAAAAGCTCATCTCAAAGATACGTCGAGAAGAAAAGGCACGCTTTGCGAAGATCGAAGAAAGAAAGGGAGTACCAGAAAACGCCCAGAATGCCCCTAAAACGCTCGACCCTGTCTTAGCCGAAGAATCAGACATGCTCGACCTACAACGCAATTTAAGGGGCATTAAGAGGCTTTGTAACGAGTTTTCAGGCGAGCCATTCATTCCAGAGAGTGACATCAAGAGAATTCGATACGCTGCCGAACACATCCGAGAAGAGATAACCAAGAAGGCAGAATCGAATACTTTGACGAAATCCGACGTTAGCAAGTACATGTACGACCTTTGGGAAATCGAAGGGGTCAACAGAGACATGTTCATGAGCTACCAAGAAGCCTACGAACAAGAAGCTCTCAAGGAGAATTTTGGCTTTTCAGATACAACAGAAGGTGAATTCCAAGTAGTTGAAGAAATTCACGACTTAGACCACGTAGAGCTAGAAAAGCACGAAACACACGTTGAGAACGTTCGAGAAGCTATAAAAGCAAAGTATATCCCTAAGCTTAAGGCGTTAAAAGAATTCAGAGAAACATTTAAGGACAACAAGTCAATCGAAGTCCTCATCAAAGAGATAACGGCATTGGTTGACTTTGCCACGAAGGCATGGAAAGATAATGAATGTCTCCTGTCCGACTTTGTCTCCTTCGAGGAGAAAATGGTATCAGTAGAAGAAGCAACCGCACGCTTCGTTTGTACAGGAGAATATCACACTAACGAACAATAATTTATGGCCAAAAAAGACGACGAAATAGCAGAAGTAGACTCCTCAAAATTCTTGAAGAGCTTCATGCTCAACAAGCAGAACAAGTCCCTCTACTACAAGAAGGTCGAACACGACTACAGAATTTCCAGTGGAAGCATCTTACTTGACGAAATGATTGGAACACTTGCGCCATGTATGTTCCGATTTTATGGCGCATCAGGAGGCGGAAAGACATCCTGCATGTTGTCCTACATGAAAGACTTCCTCGAAACAGTCCCCAAGGCAAAAGGCATCTACTTCAAATCCGAGGGACGATTCAGCGACACGCTCCGCAATAACTCAGGTATTTCCTTTGTAGACGACGAGATCGACTGGCAAGACGGCAAGTGCATCATCATTGAAACAAACTTCTACGAAGGGGTATTCAACCTAGTAGAGCAACTCATCAAGGGGAATTTTGACAACAAATTCTTCTTCATTGTAGACTCAATGGACGGACTCATCTTGCAAGGCGATGGAGAAAAAGACTTCAGCGAAGCAATCAAAGTAGCAGGTGGAGCAACCCTCTCAACTCTTGCCATGAAAAAGCTCTCTGTTCCACTCTCAGCAGGAGGACACTACTTAGGGCTTATTTCTCAACAACGAGCCAACATCAAGACAAACGCCTATACGCACGAAGTCAACCAGATGAAGCTCGACTCCTCAGGAGGTAATGCTCTCATCCACTTCCCAGACGTCATCTTGGAATTCTACACGGTCAAGGTAGACAGTCAGTACTTTGAATCCAACGAAGACTTCAACCCAGCACGTCCGAAGGCAATCAACGACTTCGACAAAATGAGCAAAGACCAACCAGTAGGACACATGGTACGAGGCTTTGTTCGCAAGTCAGATAGTAATGTTCAGAACATGCCCTTGGCTTATCCTATCCGATACGACCGTCCAGGAGAATGTATTTGGTGGGAAAGAGAAGTCATGCTTAAGCTTATCGCCGACTCTTGGATTTCCATTAAGACAACAGGCAACGTCGTGCCAGAAGACGGATTCAACGAACTCCTCAGCAACTACGACATTCCAGAATTTGAGCCTACCAAGGGCAAACTCAATGCCGAACGTGCGCTCAAAGAATCAGGCGCATTAGAGTTATTCTGGAAGCTTTTTAAGAAAGAAAACCGAGAACGTCACATCGTAGACGAAAAAGGCAGACGCTGTGGCTTTATGGTCATCAATGCTATCACACAAAAGGTAGATCTTGACTAATGAAATTCCTCTCCCTCAACGGCAAGCTCAAGACTTTGCGCTCTCCCTCGAAGTACCTCATTGATTGGAACAAACAATCAAGAAGTAAGTTCCAGATGGAAGCCAAGAAGTTTTTAAACCAGTATTGGTTGATGGATATTGTTTTTGAAGAATTTCCTGTTGTCGGGACAAAGCTAACCCTTGATTTTTATAACGCTACGAGAAGAGTAGCAGTCGAAATTCAAGGAGCACAGCATCAGAGATACAACCGATTCATGCACGGAGGTTCAAAGATAAACTTCCTAGACCAACTCGAGCGAGACGCAAAAAAGCTTGAGTTCTGCGAGAAAAACGATATACTCCTTGTCGAGATTTACCCCGAAGATAAAATTTGCGAAGAAACGTTCGCAAAGTTTGGAGAAAACATTTTATGAGCGATGATTCACTACTGCAAGAAGATACTAACCCTGAAGAAGTTGAACTACCCGAATACAAGAAATTAGACACAATACCATCTGCTCTTCGTAGAGCAATCTACGAGATGTCAGGAGGGGCTGACTACAACAAGGGATTCTACCTCTTTGTATGCAACGCCGATGGGTTCATTGAAACGTACTCATTCTGCGAAGGGGCTATCGAAGACGCCATTATTCAGAACATGGTTTATACGATTGCACAGCACAATGCTAAGCGTCAACAAACCTTGCTCACTCGGTCATTAGGAGATTTGGGTAATGCTTGAGGGTCTTTCGTATAGCAACAAGTTCAACCTCCTAGACACAGAAAAAGCTCTCCTCGCCCTGATTCTCACGAAGAAGGGTGTTATTGATGATATTATCAATATCCTCAAGAGGGAAGACTTTGAAAACGGTGAAAACACCATTCACCGAACAGTCTACAGCTTGTGTGTTCAGTGTTATGAACGATATCGGTACGTCTCGATTCCAGCCGTCATTGACGAGATTAAGAATTCTGGCGTGATACGTCTCTCTGGGGCAATCAACATGGACATTAGTCAATATGTTGAAAGCCTTGGTACAATGCTCATCCGTGACGACAATCACATTGGGCTAGCCAACATCCTCAAAGACGCATCCAAGCGCAGAAAAATTTTCGTTGCAACAGCTGATATTCAGAAGTATCTGCTCAAGACTCCCTTCGATAACGCAGGGGAAACGGTACGCAACGTGGAAAAGATTTTCCAGGAATGCGTTAGTACCATTGAGCGAGGCTCTGAAGTACCTGTCAACATTTACGACGACATTGTTGACGCAATCGAAGAGACAACCAACCAAGATGCCCTCACAAAGGGCTTAGAATGCCCTTATCCGACGATTCAGAAGATTTTTGGGTCTCTCCTTCGTCCAGGGAACATCACCCTGTTTACGTCACGTTCTGGCGTGGGTAAGGCATTATGTGATACAGAGGAAGTCTCTACCAAGTACGGTGGTTGCAAACCTATTTCTAAGCTCAAGGAAGGTGAAATCATCATTTCCCAGGACGGACGAGAAACAAAAGTCAAAGGCGTCTATCCTCAAGGGTTTAGAAAATGCTACCGAGTACGTTGGGCAGATGGTCGTCAGTACACCCTTTGCGACAAGGAACACTTGTGGACAGTCAATCTCAGAAATGGAGATATCGACGTTCTACGAACAGCTCCTGCAGAGAAGATTGAGCCATTTGTTTCATCCGATGTGAATATCTACGTGGAAACGTCACCAGTAGAATACTACCACGACCCAGGTATCAGAGGTACAGACGGTACGTTCTACAACTACGGTAAAGCCTTTGGTGACTCTTATTCCAACGACGACGGAACTCACAAGTCACTTCAAGACTTGCCACTAAGCACGATCTCAATGTCAAGACGCTTGGCATTCATGAAAGGCTTCACCCTTGGCAATACCGCTGTGACATTCCCAGAAGGGAAGATAACTCAACATAGATACTCAAGCTACTTTGAGAAAGGAGTTGTCCTCTCAAGCGTCACATCAGTATTCACCACGGAAGAACTCAAGGATGCTGAAATTTTCCTCGACTGTATCCGTTCAATTGGTGGAGTGGGCGTTATTTCCAACCGACGTACTCCGTTTAAGCGTTGTACAAAAAATGGTTACGTGCCTGTTCAGAATGCCTATGATGTGCATTTTATCTCAATGCGCCTCTACAGAGAACTAGGATTCTTAAGCGATTCCGACAAAGACTACCAGTTCAGAGACTACGTGAGAATTTCCGCCATGGAAGAAGAGCGTAGCAAGATGCCATGCACGTGTATCTATGTGGACGACGAATCCCACTTGTACACCCTCAAGAATGGCGTTTTGACTCACAACACTCAAATCACCATGGACTTAGCCACAAAGGTATCTGATAGATTTGGCGTGCCAGTTCTTCACTTCGATAATGGGGAAATGAGCAAGCGAGAACTTCAGTACCGCCGTATCTCATCTCTTGGTAAAATCAACTACTACGACATCGAGTCTGGGCGTTGGCAAGAGTACTCAGGCAACATGGCGAAAATCAAAAACGCCATAGCCGCAACCAAAGGCAAGCAATTGTATTACTACCAGGTTGCAGGTAAGGAGTACGAAGAAATGCGAGATATTGTCAAGTGGTTCTACGAAAACGTCGCCAAGGGAGGACAGATGATATTCTGCTTCGACTACCTCAAGCCACCACAAAACGGCACAAGAGAAGACGAACACAAGTACCTTGGACGAATGCTCGACAAATTCAAGACGCTTATCCACGACGAAATTCTAGTCAACAGAAAGCCTGTGATATCAATGCTTACGTCGGTTCAGTCAAACCGAATGGGCGTTGTATCCAAGAAATCATCTGCAGACATGGACGACTCAGAAAACGTCTTTGGTCTATCCGACCGACTGATTCACTATGCGTCTCACTGCGCAATCTTGCGTAACAAGACTATTGATGAAATTCAGATGGAAGGCGAGGAATTTGGCACTCACAAATTGATTTTTGTCAAAGGTCGATTCCTTGGAGAAGACCCCGACGGATACTTGAAAATGGTCGAGATGCCAGACGGTTCTCTGCGGAAGAATTCTATCAACCTAGAGTTCAAGAACTTCGCCGTGACAGAAAAGGGAGACTTACGAGACGTCGCCAAGTCTCTTATAGCAAAGAATTCAAAGTTTAAGAAAGATGACTCAGCAACAATCGACGCCCCATTTTGACGTGCTAAGCTTCTTGCAATCAATGGGATACTCACCCACGTTGCAAGGAGAATTCTACCGATGTGCGGCTATTTACCGAGATGGAGACAATCCAACCGCTCTCAGTATCAACAAGAATACTGGACGATGGAGCGACTTCGTCTCAGGTATTAGCAACGCACCCTTTGAAAAACTTATCGACCTCACGCTAGGAGATGAGAGCAAGCCACTTGTAGACGAATTCAAAAACGCTACATCAATGGGAATGCTAGAAGTTAAGCACCAGTTTTCCAAGGAAGAATACATGAAAGACGACGTCTACTCACCTCACTTGCTCAAGAACTTACTCAACCTCTATACGTTCTACGAAAAGCGAGGGATTAGTCAAAAGACTCAAGAAGCCTACGCTTCAGGTTACGCCTCCTCTGGAAAGATGTACGGACGAATTGTCTTCCCTATCTACAACGAAGAAAATCAACTGATTGGCTTTGCAGGTAGAGACGTCTATTCCAGAGACACAAAGAATTGCCCGAAGTGGAAACTTATTGGCAAGAAAAAGAATTTCGTATATCCTTTCCACTTACCAGGGATGGACGTTCAATTCATGGACGACTTCAACAACAAAGGTCGAGAAGTCATTCTAGTTGAAAGTATTGGCGACAGCATGGCATTGTACCAGAACGGCATGAGAAACAACCTCGTGTGCTTTGGTCTTGCTTGTCAAGAATCCCTAGCCGCTTTCTTGAATCACCTCAACCCAGACATGATAACGATTGCCTTCAACAACGATGCGAATTCGTCTATCAACCGAGGGTTAGTTGCGTGTGTGAAGACGTATTTGGCTCTTACAGGGCTTTTTAGTCCCGACAAGGTAAGAATCAAGCTCCCTCTGCGAAACGACTTTGGAGACATGGTTATGAGCGGAGAACAGGACATCTTCGACCGTTGGAAGGTGAAAGGAATCGACATGAGCAAGCAAAGAGCCTACATGAAACAGATGGTTCTCAAAAACCCAGAGCTATTCACCAAGAAAGAAGCAGGACTAGCCAAAAAAGTATTTGTGGAGGACTAAAGATGCCAGAACGAGACGCACCAAAAACCGCTTTATCAGCCTCACGTATCAAGACGTTGGAGACTTGCAGTTGGCTGTACTATTGCAAGTACGTCCTCAAGATTCCAGACAAGTCAAACGAAGGCGCAATGAAAGGGTCTGTGACCCACGCCGTGATGGAAGTTTTAGGCGATCGAGCCAGACGCCAAGGATATTTTGACCGAATTGCCTACACGCAAGACGTTGACAGCGTGCCGTCAATTAGCCGAATGATATCTTGGTACGCCAACAAACTAGGCATTGGTTCGCCAGAGAATCTTGCGGACATCAAAAACATGTGCCTTGCAGGTATCAACTACGACTTCTACGGAGACAGCTGTGGGCAACAAGAAGGACACTCAGAAATCGAGTTCAACATTGTTAAGAACGAAGGAGGGAAATTCTACAAGATTAGAGGCTTCCTCGACAAGCTGTTCATCTACGATGGAGGTCGGCAAGCTCTCATCCGAGACTTCAAGACATCCAAGAAAGTCTATGTAGGCGAAGAAGTTACAAACAACTTACAGCATTTCTTTTATTCATTAGCAACACGTCATATGTTTCCTAATGTGGAGAAATCACAAACTCAGTTCTTATTCTTGCGTCACCCGATGAACGCAGAAGATTCTTCAGGAGTCATTAACATTGATTTGAATGATAATGATATTGTAGAAGGCTTTGAATATGAACTAACTGATTGGCAAATTCTCGTGGACAATTTTAATTTGCGAGATGCGCTTGCAGGAATAGCTTCTGACATGCCATACCCCACGGACGGAACGTTTGGTGGTCCTCTAGCGTGTGGGCGTGCTAAATGCCCGAATACCTTGAAAAAGGACGGCACGCCTATGTGGTATTGCCCAGCGAAATTCCCCTTTGAATACTACAAGATTTTGCGTCGATCTGATAACGCATTTATCGCCTCTTGCTTTATCGAAGATAAACAGGAAATGATGCAAAAATATCCAAGAGAAGAGTATTTGTACAAGTGGGAGGTTTATTCTGGTTGTCCTACTTATAATCGTGCGAACTATTAAGTTGTTGACTTAAAAGGAGAGTCATGGTAAACTCTCCTTCGATGTCACAACAACCAGTTATACCGTTTTTTAAAACTCATACGTCTATTGGTAAGTCGCTTTTACGTATCAAGGACGTATTCCGTTTAGCACAAGAGAACAAGCTTGCTCTAGTCACTCTTATTGAAGACTCGATGATTGGCTTCCCAGAAGCACTTCGACTCAGTAAGAAGACTGGAATCAAGCTTGTTTTTGGTATCCGCTTTGATGTATGCAACGACCTCTCCGACCCCAAGGAGAAGATCGAGAATTCTCGTAGCAAGATGATTGCCATTATGCGCAACGACGAAGGCTACAAGGATTTGATTAGCTTATACTCAGAGGTTCATACCAACGAATACGATTGCACGGACTACAAGAATCTCGCCCACTACTTCACGGATTGCCAAGACACGCTCTTATTTGGCTTACCCTTCTACGACTCATTCATTGCCAAGAATAGTCTCACGACATCCGATTGCTTGCCTCAGTTTGGAAACTACAAGCCATTCCTTTGCGTAGAAGAAAATGGACATCCGTTCGACGATATTATCAAGGCTCGTCTTACTCACTACCAGTACATCCACGGCAACCGAGTTCAGCCTTGCAAGTCAATCTACTACGAAAACTACCAAGACTTCGACGCTTACACGACGTACCGATTGATTTGCGGACGTTCCGTTTACGGCAATGCCTCCTTGGATAGGCCGAATTTACCGTACTTCTTCTCCAACCGTTTCTGCTTTGAAGACTGGAAAAACAACACTCACCAGGAGGTAGAAACATACGTACGTTTTGAAGACTCCTCTCTCAAGGGGAAGAAGCTCGTTGTCTTCGATACTGAAACAGAAGGTCTCAATCTTCATTCATCCAAGCCTTGGCAGATTGCGTGGGTAGAAATGCTCAACGGTAAAGTCGTCAACAAAGAGATGCACTATCTCGCCTGGGACGATATTAACGTATCCAAGGAAGCGGCAGCTGTTACAGGATTTGACATTAACGTCTACAACGCCAAGAAAGAAGACCCCAAGCTTATCATTGAAAAGTTCTGGAAGCTCATTTCCGACCCTAACGTGGTCGTTGTAGGGCAGAACGTGCTTGGCTTCGATATCTTTATGCTCGAAGAAGTGAGACGCCTTGTAGGGCTTCCTACGGACTTCTCCTACCTTAGCCGAGTTTGTGACACGGTTTCATTGTCTCGTGCGTATTTGTGCGGAATAGCCAAGTCTCCAGAAGAGTCGATGGTAGAATTCTGCTTCAAGATGCTTAACTACAAGCCAGAGAAGAGAATCTCCGTCAAACTCAACAAAATGCTTGCTCACTTTGGTATCGACTACGACGAAAGTAAATTGCACGACGCTCTCGTTGATACAGAGATGACCGCCGAGCTTGCTTTGCGCCTATTGAGAGTTCTTGGCTTTGAAGAAAACCCACCTTTCAGCCTCTCCGTATCCTCTGTAAAGACGCCAGAATGCACGCCGATCTTCCGAGATACAGACCGATACGAAACACCTATGTTGGAAGGCGTTATTCTTCCAACAGCAGACATTCCTGCAGAAGAAGCAGAAGCACTTGGTCTCCCTTCAACTTGCACGTCTCTTGAATTCCTCCGAGCATTGTGCAATGACGGATTCAAGCGCATTGGTATCGACCAGTATCCCAACTTCGACGACTACAAGAAACGCCTAGACTACGAACTTCAAGTCTTAGATGCTTGCGGATTTGTCGATTACATGCTCCTTAACCGAGAAATTATCCAACACTGTAAGCAAGTTGGAATCCCCACAGGTAAAGGTCGTGGTTCTGCAGCAGGTTCGCTTGTATTCTATCTCCTCGATGTAACACGTGTTGACCCTCTGAAGTATGGGCTTATCTTTGAACGATTTGTATCAATGGCTCGTGCTAAGAAGATTCAAGGTAAAGACGGAAGAACTTACTTGGATGGTGGTCTACTCGCTGACTGTGACTTGGATATTTCCTACGCCGACAGACCTAAAGTTGTAGACTTTGTGTTCGAGCGATTCAACGGTAACGCCTGTAAAATTCTCACTGTAGGAACACTTTCTGGGAAGTTGTGCATTAAGGAATGTATGAAGCTTGTCGGTGGCTTTGCGGAAGAAGACACGAAGCCAGTCTCAGACATGATTCCCAAGCAATACGGAGTCGTAAAGCCTCTCAAAGAAGCCTATGAATCATCCGAGGACTTCAAGAAATTCTGCGACGACAACAGAAAAGTATTTGACATTGCCCTGCGCCTAGAAGACCTCAACAAGAACACAGGCGTTCACCCTTCAGGTATTGCTATTTCCGCATTCCCACTCAAAGAAACGATGCCACTTCAATTGACCAAGGATGGCGACCTAGTTTCTAGTTTTGAAATGGCGGATGTGGCGTCAATCATGGTTAAGTTCGACTTGCTTGGCTTGCGTACCCTTACGCAAATCAAAGCAACCTGCGACATGCTAGGCATGGACTACACCAAGTTGGACTACACCAACCCAGAGATTTACAAGTTCATCAACAAGGACATCATCCCCAAGGGCATTTTCCAAATTGAAGCCGATACAAACTTAAAGGTCGCAATGGCTGTTAAGCCCGAAAATTTGGAAGAACTCTCTGACGTTGTGGCACTTGCTCGCCCAGGCACGCTCGCTTATCTAGGTGACTACGTAAAAGCCAAGGAAACAGGCGAAATGCGTCATTCTGGTGACGAAGGAATGGACTCGCTACTTCATGAGACTAAAGGGCTTTTGCTGTTCCAGGAAACGTTGATGATGATTTCCCACAAGGTGTTTGGATTTACCCTTGAGGAGTCCGAGATGCTGAGAAAAGTTGTGGGCAAGAAGAAAGTGGACCAGATGCCTGCCTTCGAGTCAAAAATTATGGAAGGCGCAGAGAAGAATGGCGTATCCAGAGAAGCGGCTTTGTATTTTTGGCAGGTATGTCAGGAATCGGCAAACTACTCTTTCAATAAATCACACAGCTTGTGCTATGCAGCAACAGCTGCAGAAACAGTCTATCTAAAGTATTGGTTTCCGAAGGAATTCTACTGTTCACTTTTGGAACAAGCGACCGCAGAGCCAGACCCCTTTGCTGAAATTGAGAAAATCACTCAAGAATTGCCCAACTTCGGAATTAGACTCCTACCACCAGATTTAGCCAACTCCGAGCTAGCCTTCTCCATTGAAGGAAACGACATTCGCTACGGCTTAGGTTCAATCAAAGGCGTATCCTCACAGACGTTCCAGAAGATAGTCAACTTCCGCAACGAGACACAGAGAGATATTTGCGACATCTATACCTCAGCCAAGCGAGCAGGTCTATCAATTGGCGTGCTAAGTTCATTTGCCCAGGCAGGGCTATTTGATAGTTTCCTCAATGGGAAGAGACGATGCTACTTGGTGTACATGCTCCAGACTATAAACGCCATTACGCCACGCCAGAGAGAAGCTGTATTTGCGATCTACAAGTACCGTCACCAGACCGACCCGAACGTAGACCTCATGCAAATCATCCTAGAATGCGCTAAAAACGGCTCAGTGGACTCAAACGGTAGAATCTTATTCCGAGGAGGAATCGAGCCTGTACAGGGCAAAATTTTCAAGTTTAGAGCAATCTACGACCAGAACAGCAAGATGCCAGATTTTGCGGATTGGTTCTACGAGAAGAAAGTACTAGGCTACTCCTATTCCCAGAGCGTGAAAGACCTGTTCGAGGAAGACAACGCCAGACTTATCGACTCTATAGAATTCCAACAGCTACCCAACAACGCCAAAGTCAAAGTAGTTGGATGGGTAGGAGAAGAAGTCAGCGAAGGCAAATCCCGAAAGAACAACTCCAAGTATTGGCGATTCTCCATCAACGACGACAACGGCAACATAACTTGTTTAATGATGGACGTAAAAACAAGGTCGTACACAAGGGAAAGTTTAACCAAGTACTTAAACGAAGGTGGCAAAAAACCAAGCAAGGGCAACATCATCTCGATTGTCGGCTCAAAAAGTAATGACGTCATATTCGTTAATTCGCTTGCCATTGTAGAAGAAAAGATTTATACGAGGTTCTCAGAGCTAAAGGACGAAGATGCCAGCAAACCCTGACGATTCAGAATTAACATTGGGCCAGCCTTCCGATAGGTTTTTTAAGATTGTATCCGAATTTTCCAAGAGGCTATATATCCTAGTTGAAAAAGGAAGCGGACACGCTTGGTCGTTGAACAATTTTATAGCGATATTGTTTTACCACCCAAGTTCGTTTGTACAATCATTCCTAGAGAAGAACAACATATCAACGGACGACTTCCCAGATGGGAGCGACAACGTGAATGTTTTTCCAGGAAGGCATAAGCCCAAACAAGCGGCCGATGCGGTGACGGATTTTGTCATGGACTACATCCGATGCGGATATCCGATAGATTACGTCACCGAAGACCATTTCATTCTTTATGCGCTCAAGGAGAACAAGGCGTTCAGAAAGTACTTTTCTCAATTCATAGAGGTCGATGGGTTCGTCAGTTACTTAGAGTCAGTATCCAAGATTTACGAAGGTGACATCCAAGCAATCACCGACGTCTCCGTCTTCGATGCTATCAATACCGATGGCGAGGACGACGATGATGATTTTGACGAACTCCCCGACGCTCTAAGAGAATATCTATCAAGGCAAAAGGCGCAATCAATGGAAGATCCACTCAACAAGGAAATCACGGATGAAGACGTATTAGGGTTCTTTACCGACGTCACGGAAGAAGTCTCCGAAATGGACGTATCACCTGCGATTTGCCGAGAACGAGAGATCGACGATTTGATTCACATCCTCAACAAGCGTACCAAGCCAAACTGCATTCTCACAGGCGATGCAGGGGTCGGCAAAACAGCAGTGGTCGAAGGATTGGCTTATAACATCCAAAAGAACATTGGCAATTTAGGACGCCTAAAGGGGTGCAAAATCTTCTCATTGGACATCTGCAAGCTCATGGCAGGTACAGCTTACCGTGGGCAAGCAGAAGAGCGTATGAACAAAGTCATGGAGTACTTCGCCAAAAACGAAAACGTGGTACTCTTTATCGACGAAATTCACATGATTGTAGGCGCAGGTGGCAAGTCATCCGACGACTCCTGCGATTTAGCAAACGCTCTCAAGCCACACCTCTCACGAGGGAAAATCATTTGCATTGGCGCAACGACTCAACAAGAATACGAACGCCACATTAAAAAAGACTCTGCGCTAGAACGACGATTCTCCGTCTTGGAAGTCAAAGAGCCAACAGCCGAGCAACTCAACAAAATTATGGATGCCCTCAAAGTTAAGTTCGAGGCATTCCATGGCGTCGAGTTCGACAAAGACACGCTCGATAACGTCATTTACGTCTGCAAGGAATTGATGCCTAACAGAAAGTTCCCCGATAAATCGATCGACGTACTTGACTCTTACGGCTCATACCTTAAGATTAAGGAAGTCAAGCCTTCCAAGGAGAATTTCCTAGACTTCATTGTCTCAAAGGTAGTTCCACCAGACAACAGCTCAATGGTTGGTTTTGGCGTCAACAGATCCGCTAAAGTTTTAGACCTCATCAAGGACAAGATAAAATGAGTGAAGTCGAAGGAAATCTATATTTGTGGACCCCACCAGAGATTAGTTCCTCAGAGAAGAACGTAGTCAATGACATCATTGACCAAATCAACGCTGGGTCTATTGTAAAGATTCAATCTGAAGGCGTAGAAGCTTTAGAGTACCATTGGAATTACGACTCTTACAAAGTCCGCACGAAAGAGGACAACCAAGAGTTTGTGATGAAAATTAGCTTTGGAGACTCTGCATCATTGTCCAAGGAGTACGACGTCCTAAAGAAGCTTGCTAACACAGGAGCAGTTCCTTACGCAATGGCACTTCATCCAGTAAGATTCTTTTCAGACGATGGTATTGCCACGCTAACGAAGAAGATTGATGGAGTAGATTTGTTCAATCTTGGAATCCACGAAATGTTCTCTCACGACGAAGCTGTGGAAGAATTTTTCATGGCACTAGGAAAGATTTATGCGACAGATATTTCTTCATTAAAATTCATTCCTAGAGAGACGACAATCACGAGTTGTGTTGGAAATCTTAGAGGAACTTTTGGAGAAGAAGCGGCCGAGAAATTCAACAAAATCTTCAACGTAAAAAAGTTTGAAGATAGTTTTGAAGAGTTAAGGCTAGAACTAACAGCTAAGGCTTCTCAGTACAACTTGGACTGCATTGTTAATAGCGACCTAAATCCATTTAACATCATGGGGTTTGGTGGTGACGATATCAACGCACCAGGTGTTTACATCAACAATTGGACAGGGTGCTTTGTAGGGAATCCTCTGTACGACTTTTACAACCTGATTATCGAGAACAGGCTGTTTTCAGAAAAGCCTCGCATAGAGAAAATTTTCTTTTCAATGATGAAGAAAATGATTCCTGAAGTAGCGAAGGAGATGGAGGAACTTTCTATCGAGTACCTTAACTACTTCCAGGTGCTTCAGTTTTGGAGATACGTTGAGGAGTACTTATCCTTGTCAATTGAGACTCTGATAGGCAATAATGTTTCTATACGCTCTATGATGCTCAAGCAGAAGATAGAGTCTATTAGAAGAGGGATTTTTAAGATCTCACCTAAATTTGAGAAAATGTTCTCTGAATTTTGTATCATCTGCGACAAGATAGGAGAACAAAAACAAAAGAAAGAAGAGAACGATGATTAACATATTCAAGCCAAATGGCTCAAACTCTGGACACGCCGCATTTTTCAAGTACCACCCTACAACGGACATGGTATTCTTGGAAATGATTAAGCAGTCAAACTGGGATTCCGTCAACAAGAAGGGAAGCTTCAAGCAAGACAGAAAAGACCCTGCAAAATTCATTGCAGTAAAGCTAAGTATGTTCGAGCTTGGCAGTATCATCAACTGCTTTGAACGACGCACAAATTTCAGTACCGTTCACATGGGAACGAACGGTAGCATCGGAATCAACTTAAGCGTCAAAGACAAGGTAGACCGCAACACCAACCAACCGATTGGCAAGTTCTTTTCCTTGGGTGTGACACGCTCAAAAGAAATCAAATTCTGGATTTCCATCGAAGAAAACGAAGCAGTCGTGCTGAGAGAGTTCTTCAAATATGTATTGACTTTGCACGCCAAGAAAGTTATAGAGGACCAACAGAAGATGTTTGAATCTTCCAGAAATCAACCACAACAGTCCTATGCCCAGGAAGCCTACCCAGAAGCCCAAATCCAAGACCAACAAGGCTGGGGATACAACCCAGGATATTGAGAATTTTACGCTCGAAGGATTTACAGAAGTTGTCATTGAAACTCCTGAGCCTCAACCAGAAGAAGAGGTCGTTCCAGAAGTTGTAGAAGCAACGGAAGAGCCACAACCAGAAGAGGAAACTCCTGAAGAAGAACAGCCTCAAGAAGAGAGCCTCGACGCCTCTTGGTTTGTGAAGAGAGAAAGGGAATTGCCTAATTGGCGTTCCCTTATCAATGAAAAATTTCTGTACATCAACGAAGGGTTTTACAACAAGCGAGGGATTGCAATCCCTGAAAGTGTAAAAGATGCTGAAGACGATGGAGTCGTCGTTCGCCTGATCGGTCTAAAAGATTTGGCGACACGCCACGGTTACACGTCTATCAGTTACGAAATTCCCTTTACAGATGAGTCTAACTGCGTTGCGAAATGTAGTATTCAGTGGAGTCCTACACCTTATAATAACATGTGTGGAACTACAACCGAGGGAGTCGCTTCCTCAAACAAGGATAATACTCACGGCTTCGCTGTAAGATTCAAAGAAGCAATTGCATCCAACCGAGCTTTTGCACGTGCGGTGCGAGACTACTTCGGAATTTTCTCCGTCTGTGAAGAAGAATTGGATGAATCATCGGTAAAGAAAGAAGCCGAGCAGATTCAATCCAAGAGTAAAACCGCCAAAGAAATTCGAGCAAACAAATCTTTAGAAGCCAACGTTTCAAAGATTCTGCAGGTAGACACTATCGAGGAGTTTTTGAATTGCTGGGTGAAGCCAAGAATCGAGCAATACGGAATCGACGAGAGCGTTCTCTTCGCTACCTCCTATGAATCAATCTCGTCGGATATTTGTAGGAAGCTCAATTCGGTCATCCAGAAGGAAGCTAAAGAGAAAGGAGAGGCGTAAGCCTCTCCTTTTTTTATTTGTAATAGATGGTTCTTTCTAGTTCTCTGAATTCTTTTTCGGAATACCAGATCTCATCAGTCTGCGGAGTGTACTTCCCCTCCTCCGTCTGAATCGTCACTCCCTGTTGAAGTTTCAGCAAGGTGGGCTGATAGATATTCAAGTCTTTCATTGAGACTGACGATGCGGTTTCTGAGCAACTTGCAAGTATCAGAGCTAGAGCCAGCATCACGCAAGCTTTCAAGCTTCGAGATGAGTTCGTATTTTTCATTTTCGTAAGCGTCGATTTGCGTGTAGAGCGTTGTTTTGTTTTTAAGTCTAAGGTACTCTAAAGCAACGAGCAAAAGATTATTCAGCAGTTGAATCATCTTTCTTTTCTTCTTGCTTTTCCTTGTAACTCTTGACAGCCTTGTCGATAGCTTCGACAGCTTGTTGAACTTCGTCTACGATCTCATCATCCTTTGTTGTAGTCGTCTTCTTAACAATGATAGAAGCGATGGCGATAAGAACGAGAGCGATTGGAAGAATAGTAGCTTCCCAGTTCGTAAGGAAGAAATTGATAACGTTTTCCATACTCTCTTAATTACAGTAAGGAGAGAGAATGTAGTCGGAATCGACTTCGCACCGTTCGTGGACTTTACGGAAAAAGAGATATCCGTGATTCCTTAATGCTCTGATGTAAGCGTTGCGGATATGGAAATAAGTTCTAGGCTTCAGGCGTGGGACAAGATGCTTGTACTTTTCAGGCGTCTCTACCCAAGTGACGTGAGTGGTAGTCTTTCTCTCATACGGTAGAAGAGCTTCCTTCAAGAATGAAATGTAGTAGTGTTCGTCAGAGAAGAATACCAACCTACATCTTTTTTCTAGTTCTTGGGCGTTAGAAACGAAGAAATGAGCCGTATCTCTATCCATTATCCACCATTGAGAGGCGAGGGCGAAATTAGCTTTGCTGAAGCCTTTTACAGTTTTGAAATGAGAGCGCATCCAACGGAATTCTAAGTTCTCACGTGCGTTTTCAATCGAGAAAGCAGGGAGCTTCATCGATTGTAGGATATCAATTGTTTTTGTGATATTGTAGAGAGGGCAGTGAGATTCGCTTAGGAGAACGAAAATTTTATTGTTCTTATTCTTAAAAGCTTCTTCTAACAGAGCGTTCGTTGCCTTAACTAGAGACAGCTCACTCCAGTCTGTTTCAAAGTGTTTTTCAATTACCCTATTGTCAATCCAGGGAATGAAAGATTTTTCTTTTTGGTGGACATAGAGATTCCACCGTTCGTCTGATTCGTCAAAGAATTTTCTCCACAAGTTAGGCTTAGTAAACCCACTCGAAGTTAGTAGCAAGAAAGCAACGGAATCCATTTTGTCATATCTACACAACCGACATCTTTGCCTCCTACCTTAAGGTCGTCAATGCCGAGTCTTTTTAAGAATCTTAAGTACAAATTTTGTTGGTCTCTTTTAATGAGATCGAAGACTGCGTATTTCACCCCTAGTTCCCTAGAGGCATAAGCCGCTCCTATACGAGTAAATTCTAACGTAGCGAAAGGGTCGTCTTTTGAAAAAAACATATACTCTACGTAAATAGAAGGAGTATCTCTGAAAGAAGTCATTCTAAACGGCATAAACCAAAATTCTTTATTGCCTAGTTCGTCAACAACATCGACTACAACTGTTTTTGTTCTACCGTCATTTTTGAGAGAAGAATCTATAGGGTCGGTAACAGCTGTAATTTTTTGCCGAAGAGAAAGGTTCTGGAGGCTTAATTCCATTTTTGAAAACCTATCTATTACAATGGCTTTCATCTTTTCTCCTGCGACAGGGTCGTCTAAGAAATGAATAGAGGTAACATTATATTTCCCTTTCACAGCAAAAGACATTATATACTTTCTAAAAAAAAGCGAGAACAAATTTGCGATTTTGTAGTCTATATAGTATCACCACCTAATATATCTTAGCGAGGTGGTCGCCAACAACAACACAAAATGCACAACATGAACAGACTAGAGAAAGAAGCTTGTGACGAAATTTGGGAAGCCATTCGCTTAATTAGTCAAGCTTATGGACGCCTAGACGATATTGTCGAGAAAGCTGAGGAAGACGGCATTGATTCTTGCGAACTCTTTGTATCTGTGGAAGATCTAAGAGATGAGATTGGATGCCTCTTTGAAGACTCGATTGCCGAGTTAGAAGAAGACCTTCGAGACGCTTTATACGACGAAAGCTTCTGATTGTGGACTCACCCTCTAGGAAAATTTCTTAGGGGGTGTTTTTTTCTTGAGTGCCTCTCTGTAAAAAGTGTACCGTGTGTAAGACTATTAGAGATGGCGATTCAAAGATATGTACCAGAAACTGTAGGAGACGACCCCTCCGAGTTCCTACAGGGGTATCACGACAATTTTACGGAGTTGATGTCCTTTGAGCCGTCGGCGATTATTACTCTGTACACTTTGTCCTACGGAGAAACAACTTATAGATTCTTTCCTGGAAACGTCGAACAGGCAAAAGATGGCAAGCTAACAGGCTTTCCCTTCTCGAAAGAGCTTATTTACGATGGGGAATATTACTTCCCTATTCCTTGCGAAGACGAAGGATTTGAAGCGAGTATTGGCAACAAATTCCCCAGACCTAAATTCCGAATTTCTAACGTCGTCAACAAATTCAGAAATCCCAACGAAGGAGAAGAAGGAACAGGGTATCTTTCCTACCACCGATTTATCTCTACAATCATGCGCTCCTATAACGACTTGAAGGACGCACGACTTAGAAGAAAGAGAGTCTTTTTGCGATTCCTTGACGGAGAGAATTTTGCAGGAGGAGAAAACCCATTCGGCATCCCAAACCCATTTGCTCTCATTGAAGACTCTGCGTGGGTTATTTATCAGAAGACGTCAGAAAACAAGTACTATGTAGAGTTCGAGCTTTCCTCTGTATTCGACGTAGAAACAGCATACACTCCTGCTAGAAGATTGTCTTGCAAGTTTTGCTCGTTCGATTATCGAGGCGATGGTTGTAGGTACTCTGGATTACCGATTTCAGACAAAAACGGAGATTGGTTTCAGTATAAAAATTCTAAATCGAAAACCTACTACGATGTAAAACTAAGAGTTTCTAGCCCTGTTGCTATCCTAGAATACGATCCGACTTCTTCCTATAAGATCGGAGATTGCTGTTACGTATCATCAGAGAAGACTTATTGCGAGACTCTGACTAATAGCGAGCCAGAATACGTAATTGATGGAGCAAACACCGATATGGTTGCGCTAAGGACTTACTATGTTTGCATCAAAGCGAACAACGCTTTAAACGTTAGAGAGCCAGGAAAGAACACAGATTATTGGCTTACTGACTGTTGCGGAAAAACGTTAGACGATTGTAGAAAAAGATTCGGGAACACAGAAGCAGAACTATATTCTGACAAGCAAATCAATTACCCCTTGCCTTTTGGTGGATTCCCAGGTATTAACGGAACTAAATACGCATAATGAAGATCTTTAGTTTTTGCGATACGATAGAAGAGGCTTTGGCTGAAGTAAAAGACTTTTGCAAAGATTTGGCGGTTTTAGAAAGTTGTGGGTTCTTAGGATACTCTCCTAAAGAAAAAGCTTTTGTCATGGCAGGATGCGACAACAAAAGCGACAAGCCAGAGGAGAGCTTTCTCATCAACCCTTACGACCATATCGAGTTTATCTCGAAGTATAAAATTATTGCTATTTTCCATAGCCACCCTCAAACAGAAGAGCCTTCAGATAACGACAGAGCAGCTTGTAAAAACAGTTGCTTGCCGTTCTTGATTTACGGCGTTCATTCCGACGATTTTTCCCTTCTTGCTCCTAAAACTGTAGACAAGAAGTACATTTATCTAAAAGGATTAAAAGAACTAAAAGAACATTTAAGTAAATGATTATTGAGATAGATGGAATGCTTGGCAAAGAATTTGGGGACCAAGAGACGCATTTTCACGAAGCAAAAGACATTCTAAAAGAGCTTTGCTCTAAACTAAGAGGATTTAAGGAAACTGTAATTACCTTGTCTGAAAAAGGCATGGACTATATCTTAGTTAAGGATAAAGGGAAATACAAAATTCTACCTATACTTTGTGGTGCAAAGAGTTTCTGGAGTAAATTTTTCACAATTCTAGGCGTAGTAGCTTTAGCTGTGAGTGTTGCAGGGATAATTGCTGATACGGCAATTCTTGGCGTTACCTCTGGAACATGGGGGCTTATTGGTGCGTCTCTCTTGACTATTGGGTCGTTGCTAGCAAAACCAAGTGCGCAAAGCGTTGATACAAGTTCTCCTACCTCTGCAGGTTCTGCGTCAACAAATTTGGGAGGAGAAAACCCAGATGCTAACGGCACACCTATTCCTATTGGGTATGGGAAGTGCTTAGTTTCTCCTGTGTCTATCTTTCAATGCCTTGATTCTATTAGAGGTAACGCTGATATTACTTCGCACCTTAACCTTTCTGGTAGATGAAGCATTTTGAATTTAAATCTCTTATTCGAGGAAGCAAGGGTAAAGGTGGCAGTAGTGGTACTGTTGACCCTGCTTATTTGACGCCTCCTAGCGTTACTTCTGGAGACGCAATTATCAACAATATGACGTTCCAGTCTCTGGACCTCATATCCGAAGGACCTATTCAAGGATTTGTCGACGAGCAAGGATATCAGACTTACGTGTCAGATGGCTCTTTTTTCAAGTCTGTTTATTTGGATGAAAGCCCGATTAGAAACGGCAATGGCAGCTACAATTACCAACGAGTAAAAGCCGATGCTAGGTTAGGGTATTCCGATCAGTCGTATATTTCTACGATTAACCGTCCGTCGATGGAATATTCTATTAGCAAGACCTTATATGGACCTTATGTCTATAACACAGGAGAAAACTTAGCGAAATACGGCAAAAGCTCTGTAGACAACCGTCCTGCTGTAAAACTTGCTAACTCTACATCAAAGGGGACTAACTATTCTTATTGGGCGGACGAATCCGTTTCTCATTCTGGATTAGAGGCCCTTTGGGAAACATATACAATTAAAGACAAGAGTTGTAGATATTTTTCATTCACTCTTGGCGTTAGTTCTCTTTATGATACGGCGTGCGTAGATACAGAACACGGTTACCAGGATGGGCCTGTTTTTGAAACAGACTGGTGGTCTGGGAAGTTACACGTAACATCCAGCGATTCTGTTTACAAAGCAGGTGAAACTTACGGGACTATTGTAGAATTTACGGTTGAATGGGGAAGATTAACTACAAGTGGCGTTGAACAACTCCGAGGCTCTAAGAATTTTACTATTTGGGGGTATGCTCAATCGACATCTTACATCGACTTCGGCTTAAACAACTACAACACGAATCCAAGTAAAACGTTCTATGGTGTTTTACAAGGGAACATGCAGACGTTTGATTTCCCTAGTGGATGGGATGGGAGCGATACTGAATACAAATTTATCCGATTCAAGAGAAAGACGCCAGAAACTTATTCAACGCTCATCAAGAGAAACATTGGTATTTCTAAGGTTACAGAGTACACGCCTGTTTTCGTCAAGTATCCGTTGTGTGCATTAGGAGCTATCAAGGGCGACTCTAAGATTTTCACTCAAGTACCTAAGAGAAACTACCACGTTCGGTTGATGAAGGTGTTTACACCTAACAATTATCGACCTCTTATCACCTCTGGGGGCAAGATCTACGACAGAAGACGATATAAGGTAGCAGCGAACAAACCAAAGACAATTGAAACTCTGACGGTCTATAAAGACACGTGGGATTACAAGACTCTCATCAAGCAATGGACGGACAACCCAGTTTGGATTGCGCTTGACTTGCTTACTAGCCCTCGATACGGGCTAGGGGCTTACATTACGATGGAAGACATTGACATGTTCTCATTCTACGAAGCGGCTAGGTATTGTGACGACGTAGATGATGATGGACTGTTCGTAGGAGCTTCTGATGGATACGGAGGGCTAGAGCCTTTGTATCATTGCTCTGTTCATATCAAGGAGCGCATGAACACATTGGAAGTTTTGAATTCAGTGCTCAGCTTGTTTGACGGCTCTCTTTACTGGGAGAGTGGGAAGATTTCCATTACCTACACAGCTGCCGCCTCACGAGTTCGAGCGATGTTCAACAATCGAAACGTCATTGACGGCGTATTTTCCTATACATCAACCAAGCGAGATTCTCGATTCAACGTCGTTGAAGTTACCTATCAGGACCAGACAGACTTATATAGAACTTCTATCGAGTACCGAACAAACGAACAAGACGTCAAGCAAAATGGTCCGATTAAAAATGCGATGAATGCTTGGGGCTGTACGTCTAAAGGAATGGCGAGACGTATTGGAGATAGGTACTTAACGGCGAACAACCGAGATATTCAATCTGTATCTTTTGCGGTTGGCTACGAAGGCTTATTGTTGCAACTCAACGACATCATTGTCATTGACGATGACTTAATGAATCTTACTGACAACTACGGTAGGTTGGTGAATGTAGAATACGTCGAAGACTTGATTAGACCAGGGAATCCAGACGCCTACGAAGATGAAGACAAGGAAGACATCTACGACAAGTATTGCGTGCTAACAGTAGATACAGTCATCGACAACGAGAGATACGACGAAATTCTCAACATCTCAGTCTACCGCTCTAACCCTAACATTAAGAAAACAAGCGCAGGGGCATTCAGCCCTGAAACGATTTATTCTTATACAATTTCAAAGTGGTGGGTTGACGAAGAGAAGGGATACACCTACTTCAAAATCGACAAGAAGTACATCGGCGAAGAAGTGGGAGGGTTTATGATAGGCACAACCGTCTCTATCCAGACAAAGGATTACGCCTCACAAATCTTCCGTATTGCCACTGTAACCGACAACAACAACGGTACGTTTAACATTACAGCTACATACGTTTCTCACGAGGAATACGCAGAGATTGCCGAGAAGCTTGCTAACCACTATTTGACAGTTGCAGAACTAAACGGATTGCCTATCATTTCCAACAATGGTTCTATTCTGAATCCAGACGCTGATGACGAAGAAGACTATTCCGACGCACGAATGGAACAAATTAACAGCGAATACGACAAGATGATGGGTATTCTCAAAGCTCCTGACAAATTTGATGTAACTGGATACATCGACGACACTCGACCTGTTAATGGGGTCTACATGGGAGATCTTTTCTTAAATTGGGAACTTGTAGATAACGCTTCTGGATATCAGATCAAGGTAAAGAATTCATCAAACAAGGTTGTTTATAATGCTACTGTAGATGACCCAGTTGGTTCTGCTAATTCTCGACTTGAAAGTGCTACTTCGGATTACAATGCAGCGAAAGCGGCTTTGGATGCCTTTTACGAAGAGAATCCAAGATACAAAGTCTAAAGACATCCTCAACAAATACAAATAAAACAAATGAGTATTTCATCTAACATTCTTAATTCTGCTTTAGCGGCTACAAGCAAATACGACAAATTGACTCTTCTCGAACAAGCTGTGGAAGAAGCGAGAGCAGAGCTTCAAGAAGCAACTAGTGAATATCAAGCGGTTAAGGACACAGAGAGTTCGTCCTTGACTATTGAGCTATCCTCTGATTTGTATAGCGTTTCAATTTGGACGGTGAACGCAGGGAATTTACCTAGCCGTTACCCAAATACGGTTCAATACTATTTGGTCGATGAAGGCTTAAAACTTAGAAGTCCAGAAATTACAGATATTACTGTAGAAGGAAATTAAAATGGCTGACGAAGAAGAAGTAACAGAAATAACGCTTGGTAGTTCCGCAGAAATCGGAAGCCTTAAAGTGTTCAGCTATTCTATAAGCGGAAGACCTTGTATTTATATTGAAGGAGAAGATAGAGCGCACAACATCTTAACTTCCCAAGGCGACTATCAAACTTCTGTTTTTCAGCCGTTTCTTCAGATTTGGCGAGGGTATGGTACAGAAGAGGGGCAATACGACAAAACTGCCTACTATCTTCTGGACGAGTATAGGACAAACCCCATATATGAATTCGATGCAGAGCTGAATGTTAGAAAGTATAGGTTTTTGATTCGCCTATACGACAAAATGCCGTTGGAAGACGAGTATACGAATTTTGACCAAGCAATTGTAGATGTAACGATTTCTGCTCCTTTCTTTCAATACGTCGCTGTCCAAGACTGTAGAGAAAGAGCTAGTGATTCAGACTCTCCTGAAGAGTACGAATTTGAGTCTATTGAAGGAAAAGCTTCTGTTTTCGCCTACATGAAGGCAGGTACTAGCATTGAAAGAATTGAAGTATATGCTTCTACTGAAGGTGAAGACTTCGAGCCAAGTGCGGACAATTATATTAAGACGATCTACCCTAACGCCAACGAGTACAACTTAGGACAATCGTATAATAAAGTACAGTTCGATATTACCAACGAAATCGAGTGGTACCAAGATTATTATATCAAGCTTATCCCTTATGATAATATTGGGCCAGGTGCTACATATACTACGTATGGTTATATTTGCGGATCTACAGGAGGAGATTCCTGCTTGATGGTAAAATGTATTGACTTTATTGTTGACGAAGGATACGGAGGAGGAACTTCGTACATCGAAGAGAATACGGTCTTTTACAAGTACGTTAATGAGTGTCCATACCCGATAGATTCTTTCTATACGACAGACTGGAATACAGCTTATTACGAACTATCTGCGTCCTCTTATTATGGGACGTATTATAGAGAGTACATGTTCGTAGCAAACCCTTATGGGGATTATGCAGAGAGTTCGGTTGGGGGAACTCACCTCGAAGTTTTTAACTCTGTGTTGGACATGAATGTTAGGCACTACATCATTGGCAAGGCAGCGGCTTTGGTAATTGATGTGAATGGTCCAGAATACGCAGACACTAGACGAGAGATAGAATTCGACGCTTGCGATTGGGGTACTGTGCAAAACACAATCCAAGAATATAATTGCCAGGAAAAGAAAGACTCAGATAAAGAAAAGGCAAAAGAGTATTACCTACAATATTTAGAAGATTGGGATAATGGGCGAAAGAGTTTGATTCAAGTCTGGTTCAATATTGGCAACAAAGATATTTTCCAAGCTTATTCAGAGATAACAGCGTTTTCTATCTATTCTATCTATAACGAAGAAGGCCTGAACGCCTTAAAAGATACTCGAATAGCTATTGGTTATCAGTGGCAGAGCGCAAACGGAGAGTATGTTTTTATTCCTCTCATTTTTTCAGAGCCAGTAGAACAAAGATTCTCCGAAGAGTACGACACGTCAGAATATAACAGCACTTACAAGGATATCATCCCAACGAGAAGAATTGTAGAGAATAGATATACGTTCTCTCAGTACCCAGAAAACTTCTTCGGAGAGGACAATGCAGATAAGCAGGTTGTTTTCAGAAAGACTGTTGTTTCTGGGCAAGGAGGACTTTCTTCTGAGTATTTTTCTAAAGTTACAAAGGATAGGTATTACGTTTATTTCTATAGAGCAAAGCCAGCAGAGGATGGAAGTTATGTTCGTTTAGCGGAAGAGCCGAAATTCTGGTATGGTCTAATGGCTAATACTACTACTTACTCTAATATAACAAACACTGCTACATATCCTACCACAAACAAAGAGAATTTGTTATACGGAAGGTTTAAGTTCTTTTACGAGTCTTCCTTTACAGGAGAAATTTCCGAAAGAATTTTCAATATGCCTATTGCGAGTTCTATAGAAGCGACAACACAAGGCCAAGTTTGTACGACATATGCTTTTCCTGCACGAGGGGTTAGGCAACCTCAATATTCTTACAAGTCAAAATACGAGGGGGAATTACTAGACGCTGAAAAAACGGAATACATCTTCGATTATGGGTGGCTCATGATTGGGGACGTTAATGGAGAAGACGTCTCAAAAATCAAGACAATGAGCTTTATTGTTCCTAACGAAGAAATCCAAGGCGATATTGTAGCGAGAAGAGTTAGATTGGAATTTCACTACCGATCGGATGATTATGAAACTTGCTATTGGAGTACTTCTGGAGAGGCTCAAGAGGATACCTATGAAGTAGATGGTATTACGTATTATGGGGTAAAATTCTCAAGCATTGATATTCCCTACTACAAAGATTCTAAAACAGGGTGGAAGGTCTATGCTATCGAGCAGGATGATACAATCTTGCCAAGGAGTTTCCCTGTTTGCGTTTCCAACGGAATCATTACTGTAAAGCATGTTTACAACAACAGTAACCACAGGTACACGAAAGACTATAACGACAAAAAGAAAGAAATGCTTCAAAACGGTTCTGCAATAGATGAGATCGTGAAACTTACTTATAGCTATCCAGATTTGCCTCCGAGCGAGCCAGAGCATACACGGAATCTTCTTATTGTAGGTGAGTGGTTTGGGCTGTTTTCTACAAACGAATCAAAAGAGTGCAATATCACGTACAACAAGAGAAAATACGGCGTTACAAGACCGATTGTTACAGATTGCTTCTTTAACGCCAACCGAGTTGGTATGTACATGGAACTTGAGCCTTACTGGACGTTTGATAACCCTGTTAAGGTGAAGGGATTCCGCAAGACTTACTAACAAAGAAAAACCGCTAGGTTGCCCTAGCGGTTTTTTCTTTTTCTTTGGTTATTCCTCATAGAGAGGCAGACGCCACCACAATCCCAGATTCTGTTCATCTTAGCTCTTGAAGATCGGCGGAGGCGTTTGTTAGCGAACGCTTGAGAATACCGCTTATTGTCGATGGTATAGAAGAATTCAGGGTGAGACGGAGGCTTCATCGAAAAGCCAGCAGAGGCAAGCTCTTTACCATTATCCCACCGACGATTCAAGCGAGCATAGACATCACCCTTGTAGCGACGGAAGAATTCATCCATGATAACCTTCCAGCAATCTTTGATATCAAAGTTAGGCAAATGACAATACCGCTCTAAAATCCATTCTGAGGGCACAGATTGCGTCTTCTCGTGCTTAGAGAACGTCATTAGGGCAATTAGTCTATCTCCGTCATAAAGGCCCATTCTGACGTAACTAGGAGACGGTCCTTCGAGATGATACCGCTTTAGGAATTTTTTAGCATCGGCAGTGAGGACAAGTTTGACAGTACAGAGGTTCGCATCAATGACATGTTCGTTACGTCCGAGAACGTCCTTCAGCATAGCAGTGACGATAGAACGTTTATTACGCCACTCATCCTCGAAGATATGGATAAGGCGAACTCCGTGGGATTCAGCATCCTTCGTTTTAGAAACGTGGTAAAACTTATCCTTGCCACGTTCTTCGGTATGCCAGTAGAGACCGTCACATTCAATGCCAAGCTTCTTATTGGGGATGTAGATATCGATTTCTCTATCACCAAGAATTCTCTTAGTATTGGGGACAATGGTAAAGTCCAACGTAGCGATATACTCAATGACTTCCTTCTCAAATTGAGAATTGGTAGAGCTATGGCACTTAGGGCAAGTAAGGAATTTGTCTAATTGGGTAGACAGCACCGAGAACGTTTCATCACAAGAGAGGCAGTGGATTTTGAATTTCTCACGGCAAGCCTTGCCCTTGTACTCCTCCTTCGTAAAAAGAGGCTCTAAACCATTAGCGTGAAGTCTTTCAGCCAAACGGTTATAACTATTAGCCAGAGCAGCAGGACGCCTTTTCCCACGGTAGATTTCAGACTTGCGCCAACAAGCTTTGCAACAGTAGTCGCTTGTTGTTTTTACCACCTTCGAGTAAGGAATGAAATTTCCACAGGTGAGGCATCTTCTCAACTCAATACCCTTGATACAGCTATGAAACCACTTAAACGGCGATTCATAAGCTTTATTGCTATAGAACTTAGACCTACAAAATTTCCTAAGTCTCTTATCTCTTTTAAAGCACTCTCGGAGTTCAGCTAATGATAGACCAGCATAATATTCTTTGAGGCTTTCTACAGTGAGGTTTTTATCTTCGGGGAAGAGAGGTCTGGGGTTCCAGCGGTTGGACATAAATTAGTTTTTGGAATCTTCTTTAGCTTCTTGAAGAGCGGAGAGTTTTTCCACAGAGAGGATTCTGTAAATTTTACTTGGTACTTTAGTCATAGCATCAACATCTTCAGAAGACAAGATAGTTTTGCGAAGATAATGAATACAAATGAAACCTATAGTAATTCCTTCTTCCGAATTTATAGGTAGAGTGTAAACAGTTTCAGTACCACTGTTAGCAAGTATTTGAGTGAGATAGGGGTCGTATTCTTCGCTATCAATATCCGATTGAAAAATGTAAGGTTCGGTAGGAGAGCCAACCTTCCAACGACGGAAAATGACATAGGGAAGATTTAAAAACCAAGGGGAAACACTACAAACGCCTTGGTCTAACGATTCAAAAGCGCAGGATACTTTTAACAGGTGGTTGCCATTCGCAAAAACCTCCCCATTATGGTAAAGAAAAACAAGCACCCTATCTGCGCTAAAGCGTTGTCTTGTATCTGCAAGGAAAGTTTGGATGATTCTATTTTTGCTTATTGTATCTCCAACAGTTTTTTGGCTTTTTTTAACACAATTTTCATTGACAGGTTCTTGTTTTTTATCCACTCTTTTCAAGAAGTGATAACCTGTTCCACCGACGCAAGCGGCAGCGATATAGCCAACAAGATTGGTTATCGAGATAATCGAGTCGTGAACGTTGGAGTCCGCCAGTAAATCTATAAATTCTAACATTTTATAACCTCACCGCATAAAGATTTAACAATGGGGACAGTTTTTTCTATTATTTACACCGAGGATGAACGGTTACCGTGGTTCTCGGCAGAATCTTTTAGAACAAAGGTAGAAAAGCACGTCAGAGAAGTGTATCCAGGTAGAGACGTAGAATTTGAAGTGCTACCTAAAAGCAAAGGTACACAAGAATCATTCAATGCTCTGAAATTCCGCCACACAAACAAACAAGGCGTGGCTCTCATAGATACGGATTTTCGCTTTGTGACGTTCGATGGTTGGGCATTGTGCATTGAGAAATTCATGCAAGGCTTTTCAGTAGACCTACCATTCTTCAAGGCGGTACAACAGAACAGCAAAGCAAAAGCATTCCTAGACGACCAGTTCGACTGCTTAGAAAAGAGCGTGGACTTCTCCTTACTCAAAGACGAGTCATTGGAAATGCTACGCAAGCGAGGGAATGCCGAAGGCAAGTTGTACATTTACGAATTTTTCTTCACGTGGGAATACCCCTACTACAGAAAAGTTAGGTCTACAGAAATTATTGCCAAGGGATATACGGAAGTCCGTAGAATCTACTGGATGGAAAATCCACGGATGAGAGAAATCTTGACTAACGAACTCAAGAAAGAGTTGGCAGAGTTCGCCTTGGCAGATGCACGAGAGTCTACAGATACAACAAACTTCAAGACTCTCATCATATTCAGAAGCCTAGGGGCAGACGCTCAAGAGGTAGAGATCGACTTGAGCAACAGAGGTTCTCTCATTTGCCGAGAAGCATGGGGAGAAGCGGTATTTGGTTCAGAAGACTATGTTTTGAAGAATTTATGAAGATAGACTTGGTTTGCGTATTTGTTCCTAAGCATAGTCCGTATTTTGCAGACGATGCAAAGCTAAAAGAATTTCGGGTATGGCTACAGAGATATCACCCTGAAGCCGACATCATATACATGTGCGGAGATTGGAACAGAAGTCAGCAGATAAACGAATTCATCGACTGCGAATTCACCCCAGAAAAGAAGGACAGCTTCCTTGCTAACGTCATCCGCAACACCCTCTACGAAATCCACAGGAGAGGTATAGACAACGTAAGGCACGTTTATTTGCTCTTAGATGTAAAACCATTCTACGAGAAAGAGTTGATTACAGACCTAAAGGTAGAAGTAGACGACCACGTGCTATACGGAGAAGTCCTAGACGTAGATGTTCTACTAAGCATGACGCTTGGGCGTGAGCCAGAGAAGCATGTAAATTTCAAAGCAAAATCATTCAAGCTGTGATTCTTCAACTGATTGACGATGGCAAAGCCACGAGGCAACAAATCGAGGATGCGCTTAAAGCGATTGAGGCAAAGATAGACGACATACAGAGATTCTACTTTGCCTTTGAGGACAGCGGATTTAACTTCAGCGATGGCGGAGTCTACTACCGATTCCACGACTACATCAGAATTCCCAACGATATTGACGAGATAAAATTCTCACTCAACAAAAAGAATTTCGAGCGGAATTTTGACGTATTCTTTTCATTCTTCGGCAAGACAAACCAAGATATCGAAGCTACGTACGACAACGAAAGTTGCCTAAACGGCGTCATCTTAGAGTTGTTTTTGAAAGCGTGGGATGAGAAGATGTACCCACTAGAGCCACTGTACCTACCAACGTCAGAGACTCTTCATATTATCAGAGAAGGAGAAGATTCTTTCTTTCAGCTTGAAAAAGCAAAGTTGACTCCACCTAATGGGGTTATTTCCTTACCAGAAGGACCGAACGCATGTGTAGGCGAGAGAATGACTTACATCTATTGGCGTGATACCGTCTGGAAGGTAGAAACAAATAGAATATTTTTATGAATGGGCGTTTTAAAAAGATGTGTCCAAAAGTCTACGTAGTCTCATTGCCTACAGACATCAGGAGACGTGCGCACACAGAGGACATACTCAAACCTTACGCTATTGAGCCAGAATTTATCGACGGCGTAATTGTCGAAGATATAGGCGAGGATATGTTCAAGCACCCAGGGTTCTACAAAGATATTGGGGATGCTACAGAGGAAGAAGTTCTCACGTACAGAAAGAGAATTTGTGGGGTGACTCAGGCGCATTTGCACGCACTAAAGAAAGGCATAGAAAATGCGGAAGAAGAGAACTCTCTGATATTCCTCATTCTGGAAGACGACATCGAACTTTGCGAAGACTTCGACGAAGCAGTTATCAACCTTTACGACAAGCTCGAATCCGACAACAGAAATTGGATAGCGTGCAACCTACAGGTGCGCATGTATAGCTCAATGGCAGGCAAAAACAAGAAAGACCAGATAGCCAACGATACCTACTACAAAGGCACGACATGGGGACACCAAGGCTACATGTACAATTGCCGTGAATTGCCTAGGCTCAAGGACTTTTACCACGTCCTCAAGTACGGATGCCAAGAAGAAATTGACAACTTCTACACACGCTTAGTCAATCACTTCAACCTTTATGGGTCTATTATTCCGATTGTTGCCCAGAAGGACGACTTCGTATCCAACATTTCCACTAGAAACGACTACATCAACAACATATGACCCCTATCTACGGCAAACCAGATTTTGAGAAAATTGTTGAACGAGGCAAGGGAATTATTGTCGTCAAATTTTGGCGAGAGAATTGTCCGCCATGCCAGAGAGTATCACAGCTCCTTCACGATTGGGAAGACCTGGAAGAAGTACCTGCGACCTACTATTCAGTGAATCCAAAGGACAGAGGCAATTGGAACATCTGTAGGAAGTACAAGGTACAATTCTTCCCCACTGTATTGACATTCAAAGACGGAGTCCTTATAAATACATGCGAAGGCTCATTACCAAGTAAAAAAATGGTTTTGGGGCTGGATTAAGTGTAATTATAAATTCATTATCCGATGGCAACCAAGCACATAACATTACTCGAAGCATTAGTGGCGATAAAGCGGCTTCACTCAATGAGATTTGAATTGCGCAAGAAGCTAGAGCGACTAAACGTCCACGCACCTAAAAATTCTTCTTTAGTATCTTCCATATTCTCCAAGTACATCTTGGTGAGCAGAGCGATGCCCGATCTTCAAGGAAAGATTTGGGACGCCAACCACGGAACGAACACAATCCTAGCTCACATCAAGCACGCAAAGGAAGAGATCGACTTTTACAACAAGTTGATGGAAGAAAATTCTCAAGAAGAACAATCAACGGTTAATGGCAAACAGGGTAAGTTACAGTGCTTGCTAACCTTCTCTGAAATTGAAGTGGTTATAGAAAATTTGCAAGCTAAAGTTTTCGAGTGGGAAAACAAGTTAGCTCAGCACAATTTTGAGCAAACCATTGAAGTAGAAGAAGAGTATCTGAGTCTCATTGGTCCGTACAGCCAAGCGACAAAGCAATACTCAACGGATAACTAAGGCGGAGACATCCCCCATTTTTAGAAAAACAACTACAAAGAAAAAGAATTTTCACTAACAACTTTTATAGGGGAAATTTCTTGTAACGCCTTGAGCCTGTGGTTTAGCTAACTGCAGGCTCATTTTTTTATTTCACAAAGATTAAAATTTTCCTTGCCTAAAGTGTAAATTTATGTTGCAGACTTCAACAGTCTGCCAACAACAAACACACGAGGAAAAGAAAATGTACAACATGTTTGGGGGAGGAAGTCCCTATGTGGCAACTATGCCGATGGAGCCAGCAGGCACAGCAAAGTCAGACAACTCTTGGGGAGCAAACAATCCGTTTGTGTACCTGATTTGGATGTGGGCATTTGCGATGTTCGGTGGTGGCTGGGGTAATGGCTTTGGACGCAACGGAAGCGGTTTAGGCCAAGGTTTAGGAATGGCAGAAGGGTTTACCGCTTCACAGGTAGACGACATCCGCACGAAGGTAGGGGAGATAGCCTCCTCGATTGAATGTGGCAATAGTGGTCTAATGTCAGCAGCAAACCAGATTGCCGACCAAGCTCGACTTAACGGAATGCAAATTTCCGACGTCAAGTCGTCATTGCTCAACGCTTGTTGCGAATTGCAACACAATCTTTCCACTCAAGGATTGCAGTTTGCAAACCAGATGCAACAGTGTTGTTGCGCACTTGAAAACAAGATCGGTGAAGTAGGTTGTGGAATGGAAAAGGGTCTGTTGAATCAAACGATTCAGCTCAACAACAACCATTCTAACACAATGCAAGCTTTCGCCAACATCTCTGCTCAAATTGATAGACAGACATGTGCGATCAGCGATGGCTTGTGTACGACACAGCGATTGATTTCAGCAGAAGCACAGACGACACGCCAACTAGTTCAAGACTTGCACATGCAAGATATTCTTGCGCTTAAGGATGCCGAGATTGCAGCATTGCGAGACAAGGTCCAACTAACTCAAAGCGAAAATATTGCGACCGTCGCTTCAATGACGGCGGCAGACAAGATTATTGCAGCGTTGAAGACAACCTCTGCGTGAGAAGAAATAGAACTACCTAACCAAGAAGGAGGTTCAAATGTTCCCGACAGGAGGATTCAACCCGATGCAGATGGCAGGCTTGAGCGGATTACCAAATCCGTTTGCAAGCGGAGGGTACAGCAACGAACATCAGCTTCAGCACCACAACAAGGAAATGATGAAGTGGTTCGAGAAGTGCCTAGTAACAATAGTGGAAGAAGGCGAAGGCGAATTCCTGGAAGCTCTGAACAAAAAGATAGGGCAGATGGAAGAAGCCGAGCAATCATGGATGAGACGACACGCTAGAGAAGTCTACGAAGTCGATTACCCAGACCACCACAAGAAGCACCACAAAAAGAAGCACTACTACGAGGAGGAAGACGAGGACGAAGACATCAGTCAATTTTGGCTCGAGCTAGAAGAGCTAGAAACAAAGTCCAAGAAAATTCCAGGGTTCAACATTCGTGCGCACCTAAAGAATGAGTACAGCAATTTGAACGACGAGGAGTTACGAGTAGTCACGCACCTTTTTGACAAGGGTGGGTTACATAAGCTTGCGAAGGAAGCAGGTATGTCCACTAGAGAATTCTTAGAGATTATCTCCGAGGCAGCAGAAAAAATCGACTGCGATTAGTCACAAAAAAAAGGAGTCATCTTTGCGGATGACTCCTTTAATTATTTTTTAGAATTGATGATTAGATATCTTCGTCGTCACCATCAACCGTAGCGGCGGCAGTATTAGTAGCCTTAGCTTCGATTTCAGAGTAACAGAACACACCGTTTTCAGTATCGGTACGGCTACCGATCTGAGTTTCAAGCGTAAGAGAAGCCGTGGTGTTCTGACCGATAGAAGAGTTAAAGGACTGTTCAGAGATGGTGCAGTTCTTAACCTTGTATTCGAGAGCGACCTTGGTCTTGTCCTTTGGATTCTTCACGGAGATGATAACATCAACCTTGGGGTTCTCTTCCAAGATTTCAGAGAGAGACGTGCCAGAGTTGATGCCGTTCATGATAGCTTCGATCTGAACAGAAACCGTCAGAGGGAAGGTAATAGAACGAGCGTAGAAGAAACGAGTACCAAGCTTTTGCAAACCTTCACGAGACATAGGAATCGAGATGTTTGCGCTCTGGATGTACGAGCCAGTATCCTTCAGCTGAGCGAAGTCGATAAGGGTAGCTTCTTGTTCATCGGTCGTGCCGTGCTTCAAAAGCTTAACCGTAACGTCGCCAGGACGAAGGGCAGAAATTTCAGGGCTTTCCGTATCATAGTACTTTTGGAAAGTGTTAAGCTGAATTTCCGTAGTGTTAGGTTCGCCAGTAGCCAAGTCAACGTCAGGCATGGTGGTCTTGACTTCGACTTCGTCGTCGCCAGCTTCGATAAGAACGGCGTTGGTATTAGAGCCTTCAAAAGAAACAGATGCGGTTGGGAATTCACCCACAGCAAAGTTCATAGAGAAGTCAGTAATGTTCATACCACCGTAACCGAGGACAGCCACGTTACTAGTAGAGCCAGCAGCCAAGCTCCAAGGCTTAACGTCGGCAAACTTAAATTGGTTCGTATCTTCACCTTCTTCAGCGATAGCAGAGAAGATGTCGAGGCCAGTGGAAGTATCTTCCAAGTGGCCACCAAGGAAAGAGTCATTCTTGTCCCAAGTACCGTCTTCACCCTTAGTACCACGGTTTACAACGAAGTTAAGAGCTTCTTCGTTAAAACCTTCAGAGAGGTAGTATTCAGTAGAAGCGGAGACCGTAGGAGCTTCCAAGTTAATACGGTCGATAGCAGCGAGCTGACCGAATTCGTTAATATCTTGGAAGGAAATGCTGTTCGTCGATTGGAAAGACTGAACACGATAGAGCTGTTGAAGAGCTTCTTCTGGATTTTCTGCGGAAGCAGGAACAACCTGAAGCCCGATGCTCTGATAAATCAAACGATTACGCTTGTGTTTTGCCATGGCTTAGAAAAAAAGCAGGATTGATTTGTGAGAAATTCCTCTTTCATGGTTTACACAAAATCCGCTATGATGTGTAATCCTCATATAGGAAACACACCTCAGACACCGCTCATGTCAGACAAAAAGATTGAAAATATCGGGATTGTCATCCCTGCTTACAAACGCCCCATTGAGACACGCCAAGCTATTTTTTCAGCACTTCACCAAAGCTATAAGTGCAAGGTATTTGTCTCAGTAAAGGGATACTCAGAAGACAGTTACAAGCGATTCTTCCTAGAAGAATTCGCCAAGGAAATTGAAGCAGGAGACTTAGTTCTTAGCTTCTCAACTAACAAAGGGCAAATTTCCAACACGCTCGACTGTATCCGAGACGCAGACATCAGCGATATTGACTACTTCGTAAAGATGGACAACGACGACGTCTATCTTGGACAGTACGTGGCAAACGTTGTAGACTTTCTGCAGTACGAAGCCGAAAGCGAATTCTACCCCGATGTAGTTGGTACGTTCTCTTGCAATATGGTTTACCGCAATGCACGTGGTGACTTTTTTGCGCCTAAGCGAGAAGGCTACCTCCTTGGACCAACAATTTGTTTCTCAAAGAAGGTGGTAGACATCCTCTTCAAGGTTGAGCAAGGCGACTACAGCGACCTTGAAGAAATTGGTCTTGACATTACACAGTTCAACAACATTTCCGACGACCGATTCGTCTTTGAACTTGGCAAGAAGCTTGGCGGAGCAGTTGACTATGGCAAAACCGACTACTTGTATATCAACGAAATCACACCTTCCTGTTGGCGAGGCTCTGACTATATTTCAGCAGCGAACAAGTCCGCAACGCTCGAAGGTAGTTTTGGCTTAGAAGAAGAACAAGTATTGCACGTCTTCCACCCAGGTTGGAGCGGATACCTCATCATTCAAGGAGAACGATTCACAAGAGAAAACGGAGACCCAGGAGACGTCCTAGAATTCGACGGCGAAGGTATTTGGGTTAAGTGGGACAAATGGGGCAAGGAATACTTCCGTCTCAACCCCAACAAAAACTACTATATCTACGAAGGCGAGTCTAAGTTGTGAACAGAGACTTTAGATTTGCGCTCCTCCTAACCACCTACAAGCGGTTATGCGAGGGGCAACTTCAGATATTCAAGATGCTCAACCAGAGCTACGAGAATTTCCATTTATTCGTAGCTGTGAAGGGGTGCTCTGAATACGTATTCAACAAGAGTTGGCTTCCCTATTTTCAAAAGCACATCGACGAAGGGAAGCTAACTCTGCGTCGATTCCCTAACAAAAACCAAATGAGCAATTTGGTCGATTGCGTGCGAGGACTAAACTTGCGAGGGTACGACTACTTTTGCAAGGTCGACGACGACGACTTCTACGACGTCAACTACCTCAAGCGATGCAACGAAGCAGCCAACGAGAGCAACGGCAAAAACTTATTTTGGATGGACAGGTCGTGCCGTCTAGTTGTCAACAGGCACGACGATTTTTACCGCTTCAAAAAGAACACCCAGTGGAATTCTTACTGGGGGCCAACGCTTTGCGCAACAAGGTTTGTATGGCAGGAATACATGAACTTGGAAAATGGAGAGGAAGACTTGCCCACATACATTGGCAAGAACAACCTACCAGCGATGCCAAGGCATAAAGACTGCGGATTCCACGAAGACAAACTGCTCTACTCAATGATGAGAGCTTTTGGTGGGGTCTACAATATTCGCAAGAATGGTATTCCCTACGTAATGTTCAACGAGAGCAATGCGTCAGTTACACGAGGGGGGTTTGTCAACGGTTGGTTCCAGACAGAAAACTTTGACGTAACTAAGTCCGAGCTAGCCGAAGAACAAATTTTTTATTGCAAGACCCCCGATTTTGAAGACGACGTACGAGTATTTATGGGGTACGCCTGGGGAGTAGCAAGCGGAGCAACAGGCAAGGTAATTAGTCTCACAGACACCGAGCTAGAAATCGACTGGGATAAATTCCTACCACAAAAATACATCCGACAAGAAGACGGTTCTTGGTGGTCTGACGACCCGATTTAACAATCCTCGGTGTAAACTAAGATGATGCACCGTAATTACAAGAAAGAGTTCCAGAGCCACATCCGAGGCCGCCTCACCAAAGACCAACGCAAAACCCTAATGCTCAGCAGAGAAGCAGATGCCGTGACGGCATTTGCCAAATTGTCTATTGCCGAGCAAACACAAGTTGTTAGAGACTTAAAAGCCAAGGGTTTTGTGGCTCAAGCGGAATTCTTAGAGAAGAGAATCGGTGAGTAGCAATCCAACAGGTTAGAGAAAGATGTCGGAGTTTTCTTCAGTATATTATGTTGTACACCCATCCAAAGGGCTGATTCCGTTTTACGGAGATTTTGCGTCCAAGAAAGATATTCTTGACGCAATTGGTCAACTTGGAGGGACGTTTAAGCCACTTGTCGTATCATCGTTGCCTGATGCAGGGGAGGATGGGTTCATTTATTTTGTACCTAATGGGGTAGATGCAGGGGACAACCAACATAACGAGTACTTATATTTCAATGGGCGATGGGAGCTTATTGGGTCAACAGGAATCGACCTAACAGGCTTTGCCACTGAAGAAGCTCTGAACACGCATACGAGCAACTCATCCATTCACGTCACAGCAACCGACAGGAATAGATGGGACTCGAAACAAGACGCAGGGGACTACGCTACAAACACCGATCTAACGACAGGGCTTGCTTCAAAGCAGGACGCAGGAGACTACGCCACCAACACGGCACTAACGACTGGGTTAGCTAAGAAGCAAGACGTCGGCGATTACGCCACAAATACTGCTCTAAAAGAAGGTCTAGCCACCAAACAAGACGTCGGAGACTACGCCACAAATTCCGATCTCACCAGTGGGCTTGCGACGAAGGTAAACACAGCGGAATTTTCCACTCACACAAACAACGGAGATATCCACGTTACCCTCGACGACAAGAGCGTATGGAATTCCGCACCAACCAACTTAAAGCTACACACTGGAGATTCTGACATCCACGTTACAGCGAAGGACAAAGCAAAGTGGAATGCGAAACAAGACGCAGGTGACTACGCCACCAACACCGCTCTAACCGAAGGATTAGCCACAAAGCAAGACGTCGGCGATTACGCCACGAATACGGCACTTACCGAAGGACTCGCCACGAAACAAGCTGTAGGAGACTACGCAACGAATACAGCTTTAACAGAAGGGCTAGCCACCAAGCAAGACGTTGGCGATTATGCAACCAACGAAGCTTTGGCGACAGGTCTAGCCACGAAGCAAGATGCAGGTGATTACGCCACAACCGACGAACTGACTACCCACACAGGCAACACGGTTATTCACGTCACACAAGAAGACCGAGACCGATGGGACGCAGGTTCAAATGAAGGAGTCGAAGCCTCAATTGCAGAAGTCTCAGCCAACCTAACCACACATACAGGTAATTCCGACATCCATGTCACAGCAGAAGACAAGGAAAAGTGGAATTCTTTGCCCACCCAGTTAGATGTAACTAACTCTGTTAATGACGCCAAAGCTTCTCTTCAGTCCGACTTGCTCACCCACACAGGGAACGCAGCGATTCACGTCACCACAGAAGACAAAGCAATTTGGAACGCCAAGCAAGATGCAGGTGACTACGCCACGAACGACGCATTGACGGCAGGACTGGCCACTAAACAGGATGCAGGGAGCTATGCTACAACCGATGAATTGGCAAGCCATACAAGCGACACAGAAATCCACGTCACGGCAGAAGACAAAGCCCGATGGGACGCAGGCTCAAACGAAGGCGTAGAAGCGTCTATAAGCGAGGTTAAGGACTCTCTTGGCACTCACGTAGGCGACACGTCTATTCACGTCACCACGGACGAGAAAGACGCCTGGAACGCCAAGCAGGGAGCAATCTCAACCGTCAACGTATCCAAGAGCGATGACGCTTCATCAATTGCCGATGGAGCATTGAACGTCAACTTACCTACGGATTGGTTCACTCAAGCTGAGATCGACACAAGCGACTTCGTCACCTTAAGCGGAGACCAAACTATTACAGGGAACAAATTCCTCAAGGGTGGCGTTGCCGCTTATTCCGCTGTAATGTTCGTCAATTCCACGAGTTCAGGAGACGAAACGATTGGCAGTATTTATCCAAGCTCAACGTCATACCCATTTGTATTCCTCAAGCCTGCATACTTCAGTGGCACGCAAAACGTATTCAAGAACAACGTCATTGTCGGTGGGCAAGTAACAGCAGGAGCTGCTTCTATAGGAAACCTTGCCACAACAGGGTACGCCAAAATTGGTACAGACTTGACAGTAGATGGCCACGCTACAATCAATGGGTTGGTCACTACCATCAATAGCCAAGACCTCTATCTTGACGGACATATTCACTTGTCAAGTTCTGGCGGTAAATTTATTGATGGACACTCTCTTTTCCGAGGCAGGGCTGAATTTTCAGGCTCGGTAGATATTGTCTCCGACACCAAGGTAAACGTCGATAGTAGCTCTATCCTTACGGTTGCCAAGATGCAAACCGACACGGCGAAATTTACCTCAGATGAAATTTCCAACCAGGTAACCACCAAGAAGTACGTCGATAGCAAGATCGACTATGAAGTAAACACTCCTAGGCAATTTGTTATTTCCAGAGCAGAGTCTTGGAGTTCAGTCGCAGGTTGGTATTCTCAAGGAGAAGGCTTTTTGAGTATTCCTGGAATCGACACAATCGACTGCTCCTTATACTCTTGCTCATCATGGGACGAAGCGTCGTTCTCCTTTACAACTCAGGGGAATTCCTCAATGTTGAGTTTGACGATTCCTGTGGGTACGAATTCTTCAGGGAGCACGAACAACGGCACGGTAACTTCAGGCAATTATGTAACGCTTGACACCGACCAGAATATTTCAGGGAACAAATTCTTTGATGGGCATGTTACTTTTCAAGGACCGTTCGTGGTTTTTGATGTAGACGACATTTCTTTCTCAGGGAGCGTATCAGTTCGAGACCTTGAAGTTAGAGGCTCTTCTAACTTCTACAGCCAAGCGAATTTTTCTGGAGATGTCAATATCCAAAGCACTGGAAGCTTAAAGAATTCTGGGAGTACATACCTCAATGGTTACAACAAAGTAAACGGTTGGACATACCTTAATAGCTACAACAGCGTAAACGGTTGGACTGACTTTTATTCAGCAGCTTCTTTTCATAACGTAGCTCTTTTTGGTAGCGATGGGCATATTCAAGTAGATTCTAGGTGGGTGGGAATTTCCTCTCCTAACGTCGATTTCTACACGGTCAGTGACGGTCACGCTCAAAAAATTACCCTTGGAAACAACAGTATCCTAACCGTTGCCCAGGTACAGACAGACTCATCTAAGTTCTCTAGCGACGAACTTAGAAACCAAGTCGTGCCTAAATGGTACGTCGATCAGTTGATTGACGGACACTTTGATGGGCATACTTCTACCTCTGGGCGGTATGTAGATCTAACATCCAACCAAGAAATTGATGGTCGCAAAACATTTAACAACATCACTTACTTCAAGTCCGACATCAGTGTAGATGGGCATATTTGGCTACAAGACATGTTTTGGGCTAATAACGATGCTTGGTTCTATAGCAATGTTTATTTTCAAGGCGTCCCAACTTTCTATAGCGATGTAAATCTTACAACTACGTCAAAGCTTACCTCTAATGGTGTAGCTAAGTTTAATGGAGTTGCTACTTTTAGTTCTTCAGCTTCTTTCAAAGGTGTAACTTCGTTCGCTGATTCCGTCTATTTCAATGGAGGGAGTAGCGGAGCAAAGACAATGTTCAATACGTCGGTAACCTTTAGCGGAACAAGTCTTTACATCGGAACAGACGAAACGAGCATTGGTGGGAGCGTAAAATTTATCGCTGGAGATGTTGCGTTTAACAATCAAAGCGTAGGATTCAACACGCCTGTTACGTTCGACAAGCTTCATAGTACGACTTTCAACGGTAGCACTTCTTTCAACAAAGACGTCTCTTTCAATGGAGATCTTTCCTTTGGTGGTGAAACAACAACCTTTGCGTCGAGCCTAAGTAAGTTTACAGGAAGCCTAGCGAGCTTCCAGAGCGATGCGCTATTTGCTTCACAGGTAGACATGAATGGCACGGTAAACAACCGAGGCAAGGTGAATGTTTATGGAGGTATGTGGGTAGGCAACGAGGAAGACTGGAGCGGACTCGACACGCCAGACAACAAAGCTCCTGCAGTCACGACGTTTGTTACTTCTTGGAGAGAAGTGAACAACCAGTATATTGAATTCCCGAGACTCGGAAGTATTGACGAATTCGACAAATTCATCGACTCAAAGAAGATAACATGCGTATTCCCACATTGGCATGAAAGTGATATCAGTAATGAGTCGTACAACTTAACTGCATATAGCAATATGGACTATTCCAACTACCAGAATAACCTTTACCTTTGCAACGCAGGTATGGTCAAGTACCTAGTAAAATCTGCCTTAAAGCTCATGGGGTATAGCACAGACGCCCTTAAGCAAGAATATTATGTCAAGACAGCAGACGAATACTACAACAAATACGGAGAATACTAAGAAAAATGACGCAGCACCCTACATTTTGTTGGTTTAGTTTTCGCCGAGACGCTAGCCACCTGTTATACAGCGTGGCTAGCATACGGCGGTTATATCCAGAGTCGCAGAAATTTGTTTTTGACGACGGAAGTTATCCACTACCCAAGCGAGCCAAGAGAGTTTTGACAAACTGGGGAGTCAACGTCATCACAACCACATTCCCCCGAAAAGGGAATTTGCGAGGATGGACATGTGCCTACAAAATAGCCGAATGCTACACATGGCTAGCGAACATCACAGGGAGTGAGATCGTCGTCAAAGTAGACTCAGACACCATATGGTTAAAGAAAGGGTGGCTAGAGAAATTTGCCGAAAGCGGATGTGTACTAGGCGGAATGCGGAGCAAATGCCGACGAGGAGTATGTGGCGTCTCCTACGCACTCAAGCGAGAAGGAATCGACCTTCTCATGGAGAGCTACAAAAACGAGCTAGAATCCCCATATCCCACCGAGGAAGACTTTGAAGTATGCAACCGCATATCCAAAGCCAAAGGAGGGAATGGAGACGACATCATCTACAAAGCACCCTACAGCCTATGGGGGATACATCCAGAATGCCCCGATGCAGTAGGCGTGGCGGTAGACTGGGGACAAAACTGCGCCCAGTTCATAGCCGACACAATGGAAGTAGTTGTTTTTGCCTACGACCCACCCAACCCACCAGGGTGTAAAACAGATGAAAAAGGCCAACCAGTAGCAACCAAAGCAGGAACACCGCTTTGGCTACGAGCAAGACTTTTAAGAGCCTCTTCAATGAGAAACATCTTAAAGCGTGTAATTCAAAATCAGGACAAAAGATGGCAGACGAACGATTAACACTACGTTTCCACGGAAACGACTGGGATAAATTTGACATGCAGATTAGTTGGGTAGATGCGGATGGATTTTCCATGCTAGCAGACACAACAAGCGAAAGCTTGACAGAAGACCAACTCAAGGTAGTAGCGGCGATTGCAGGCCCATTAGTTGCGTTAAAAGCAGACTGGATGGCCAAGCAAGTCATTGTGACGAAATTCCGAGACAGCCTCAACCTAATTGTCATTGCCGAAAAAGAAAAGAACGGACAAGTGGCGACCAAGGTATTTACCGAAAACGACCTCGAAGAACTGCGCATTACCGACGAAGCGTCAATTGCATTGTTCGACGGCATTGTAGCCTCCGTACGTACGGAAGAAACGACCGAAGAAACAGCAGACACCGAAGAAGTTTCCGAATAACCAACGCCAAAACATCTTATCAAGAGAGGGGCGAACAACCCCTCTCTTTTTTGTCCCTAGGTGTAAGTATATGAGTAGAATATGAGCATGAGGATAGCACTTGACATTGGACACGCAAATGGGACAGGCGCACGAGGAAACGGACTAGAAGAACATGCAGTTGCAAAGACAATTGTATGTGCTTTAGCGTCAAAGTTATCCGCAATGGGGTACGACGTAACCGTCATCGACTTCCCCGAAATGAGCAACCGAGACGACCTAAACGCCACGGTAAAAGCAGCGAATTCAGGGAACTACAACCTAGGCATCTCAATCCACTGCGACTGTTCAGACAGTTCAGCTGCAAGAGGGGGACACGTATGCTACTTCCCTTCATCGAAGAAGGGCAAGGCGTTAGCAGAAGCAATAGCAAAGCCACTTTCAACCTTACTACCTGGAAGAGCTAATACGACGGTAGAGCGAGGAAATTTGGCAGTATTAAAACAAACCAACCCAGTATGGGTATTGTGCGAATGTGGGTTTATTAGCAACGAAGGAGACGCACAAGTAATGAAGGACAATCCTGGAGCAATTGCAGAAGCCATTGCGCAAGGGATTAAAGTTTACCTCGAATCATGAATACTATAGAATTAGAACTCGGTGAAAAAATTCTTCGAGAACATAGCTCTGAGCGCACTCGGTGTACTGTTTACACTCGGGTCATGGGCTACCATCGCCCTGTTGAGACGTTTAATAAGGGCAAGCAAGGAGAATTCGAAGACCGCACACACTTCATTGAGCCTACCCACGACAATGAGCCGAGCAATCTGCATCATCCCAGCGAAGAAAAACTCTGAGAGACTACCTCAGAAGAATTTCTTACCTCTAGGGGGCGTTCCATTGTGGATACACACAGTGGAACATGCCCTCAAGGAAGACTTTGAATTTGTAGTCAGTACCGACAGCCAAGAAATCATCGACGAATGCAAGAAAAAAGGTTGGCGATACTTTGAAGAAACGGTTGACGACTCAGACATGAGCAACTGCGTACGCCAAGTCCTCACCGAGTACGAAGACTACGACTACTACATCATTCTACAGCCGACCTCACCCTTCCGAGAATACGGCATCTTGAAGTACGTCAAGACGGTACTAGATACCAACCCCGAACTAGACATCGTATACACAGCCCAGAAGGTAAAGCCTATTGGATTGTGCATTCACAGTGGCAAGGAAAAGTTCATCATCAACAAGCGAGAGCAAGATTCCAAGAGTTTCTTGTTCCAGTACGACGGCAACACCTTGGCAGGGCGAGTAGACGTATTCAAGCGAGAACAGCAAATCTTTTTCAAGGGTATGAAGTCGAAATTCGTCATCGACGCCTACCCATTTTCCATCCAAATTGACACCCTAGAAGAGTATTTATTTTTGTCGAAAATCTATTTCACTCTATAGGTGATGAACATAGCATTGGTGGGAAACAAGCAAGTAAATCTGCGAAACAACAGCAAGCTCATAGACTCCTGCGACTTAGTTGTACGAGTGAACAAAATGTGCAACTTAGACACAGGTCTAACAGGCAAGCGCACGGATTGGTTATTCAACGTTATAAACCCCCACTACTGGACATGTTCGTTTGAGCGAAGGCACGGATTTTTGATACCGCAAATTTCCAAGGTTTGGGTGAATGGGTATTGGTACAAAATGGCAAGCATCAGAGCCAAGCAAGAAATGCAAGCGTGGAACTTTGAATTTATACCAGGCTATGTATTTTCAGACTCAGGGAGGTGGACAACCGCCGCCCATTGCTTGAAATTTGTGCATATGTCATTTCCCGAAGCCCATATCTACTTTGCAGGGCAAGCATCACCGACGACCTGGAGAAGAGAAAGACACGAAGGCACGTGGCACACAGGAAGCGAAATGCCATTTTACCGAAGATTAGAGCGAGAGGGCATCGTAGAATTTCTTGACGGAGAAGACGTATGAACATTGCCCTCATAGGCAACAAAACCATCAACTTGCGAAACAATGGGCGACTTATAGATTCTTGCGACTTAGTGGTTAGGGTGAACAAGATGTGCAACTTAGACACCCACCTTACAGGCAGGAGGACAGACTGGCTAGTAACCACAATTACCTACAATTTGTGGTGCCACACAAGAGAAGAGAGGCACGCCGATTTAATACCCACCATTGACAAAGTATTCATCGACGCAAGAGAATACCCCTTCTTGGATATCAAGCACAAAGCAGAGGTAGACACCTGGAACGCAATAGCATTACCCTTTTCTACCTACGACAGATTTCCGAAATGGACAACCGCCGCAATAGCATTACGACTATTGCACGAAACCTACCCCGAAGCCCACATCTATTTTGCAGGGCAAGACAGCCACACAACGTGGCTAAAGAACAGAGACCTCATCACCAAACACGAAGACGGACAAGAACTACCCTACTACAAGTACTTGGAAGACAAAGGCGTAGTAGAATTCTTGGACGCCGAAATCTTCTAGCATGAACATTGCGCTCATAGGCAACAAAGAGACAGGCTTAAGAAACAACAGCCGACTGATAGACTCATGCGACTTGGTTGTCAGAGTCAACAAGATGTGCAACCTAGACACAGGATTGACAGGAAAGCGCACAGATTGGCTTATAACCACCCTATACAGAGACTTGTGGACACACAGTAGGGAAAGACGCCACGCCGATCTCATACCCAAATTAGACAGGGTATTTGTAGACATGACTCGGTTTAACGAATTACGCCCAGAAGAGAGAGCCGAAGTACTTTCCTGGAAACCGCTCGGAATTCCCACCGAGATGAGGAAGAAATGTTTTTGCTGGACAACCTCAGCGTTAGGGCTTTACATGTTGTATTCACTCTTCCCACATGCCCACATCTACTTTGCAGGACAAGACGCACCGAACACGTGGTTACAGACAAGAAACGCATCAGCCATGCAAAAAGGCTACGAATTACCATTTTTCAAGGCACTTGAAGCTCAAGGAGTTGTAGAATTTTTGGATGAAGATCAATTTTGATATTGACTAAATTCCATATCACATGTATAATCTGGGGCATGGAAAGCATCCAAAAACCAAATAGTATTATCGGCTACATCTCCACCGAAAACGGCAAGGACCTAGTAGAAGCAATCATCAAGCGATTCCCACGCCAGACAAACTCAAGTACAGTTATCCAAGTGAATGTTGTGCATTCAAGTTTTGGTTTAGCCCTCTTGAGCATCGAAAGTGAGCAATCGTCTGGACTGAGCGTCATTGGTTATGCAGTAGTACCAACAGTACGATTAGCATCCACCTTTGATTTAGTCAAGAACACCGCATCTTTGCGATTCTTCTCAACGGTATACGACCAAGCAGAATTCTTTGAAGACTTCAACAAAGCAACACGCTTTTATCAAGAAGAAGCTGCAAAGAAGAATTTGCTACTCGACAAGTAACCCATAACCCTATCCCTTTGTATGGACGAAAACGCCCCAGGATACGCAGGATACATGCAAACCATGCAGGAGGTTGAAGAAAATCTGCAAGCCAAGCTTGTTAAGAAATTTGAAGACCAGATTGCATCCGACGATTCAAACAGCGACGAGTGGCAACCGAAGACAAAATTCTACAACGAGCTACTCAGCCTGTACAACATTCTACAAACGTTCATCCTTGACGACGAGCCTTATCTAGGAGCGAACGCCAGAGAAATTGTACACAACATCGACCGTCCTCACCTCGACGAAGAAGATCGAAGCAACGAACAGATGATTGAGCTAACAAGTCGGCTCAAGTCCATTAACCGAGCGTTCAGAACACTCCTCCTGGAATATAACGTGCGGTTAATGTGGGAAAAGTGCGACAGATTCACCTTCAACTACCTACTCTTAGGTACAGAAGACTATAAAGCCATAACCATCTGCAAGTACGCCGACCACCTTGATAACCCAGACTTTATGATACTCTGGGAAGTCAAGCCCAACCCAGAAAAACACACCCACTACCGATTGAAAATTTCCGATCGAGCCACTATCGACGAGAAAATGCCCAGAGAACTAGAATTTTAATTCCCATGAAAAAAAGAAAGAAGCTCTCGATTCCCCCACAGCCGAACGACTTGATATTCTACAGCCAGTTCACAGAAACCTACATCTTAGCCACGCTCAAGAAAAGTTTCTACGGTACAGCCAGGTTGTACTCACCTATCACAGAAGAAGAAATTCTCTTCAACTATGGTGAGTGGGCAAGCAGGGAATTCGAGAACTTCTTCCCTTACTTCCGAGGGCAAGGGGAAACAATAAGTTGGTTTACCGAATGTTTCCTCATTGCCGACGACGACCACCTGAAAATTCAGGCATTCTTCGATCGAGTCAACGAACAACTCTACGGACCAAAAGAACGTTGGACGCCTCTCGAAATGCAAATTTTGACAAGAGAGATGTTCGAGGATAGAGTCGGAATGCCAAACGTCGAGTGAAAAACTACCACTACTTTCTCGCCTCAACAGAATTTGCCAAAGCAAAGCGCATAGAAGAGGCTGTAATACGCTACTACCAGAGCCTTGGACATCACGTCAGGTCTGCTAGAAAAGACGAGGAATACACCGACATAGACGTCATTGTCGAAGACTTCCTCACCATTAGCGTAAAAAACCAACAGGCCGCATTGCGCACAGGTAACCTAGCCTTTGAAGTCTCTGATAACAACAAAGACTCATGGTTTATCACAGGAAAACCCAGAGTTTACGCAATCTGTTGGGGTGAGAAGGTACGTTTTTTCGACGCCTTTCAGCTCAAACAACTTGTCTATCTTTTAGAAAGCAAAGGTCTAACTCAAAGAAAAAGAATATCCTGCCAGCAAAACCGCAAAAATTACATCCCACGCAAAACAATTAACTTAATTGTTGCAATTTCACACCTGCAGGGTATAATCTTAAACGAAATTGATATAAAAAACTACTTACCGCATATGAGACAAGGCTTTCTTTTTGAAGATTTTGATAATG